TATACTTAATGGTTGCAAAAGCAGTTTCAGCAAAGACTATGCGTGAAACATTAAATCAGATTATTTACTGTTTTTCTCTTGATACAATTTATGGAAAAAGTAAAGTAGAAGTATTTCCTAAACAAGATAAAGCTGAAGGATTTGGTTCTTCTGTTACCTTGCCATACTTTAATGCTGAAAATCCATATACATATCTTCTTGACCTTGACGGAAATCCTGTTGAGTTCAGAGAAGCTATGAGCTATATACAAAAGCACTTAACTTCAATGGAAGCTGTAAAAGACAGTCTTGAACATCTTCCTTACAATGACGCTCCACCTTGTATTCAAAGAGCTTTAATCTCTGAAGAAGTAGGTGGTGAGGATTCTGGCAGAAACAACTTCCTTTTTTCTTATGCTGTATATGCTAAGAAAAAGTATGGAAATGGTTTTGAAGATTATGTAAAAGAAATAAATGATAACTTTGATTGTCCTTTAGAAGACAATGTTATAACACAGATTTGTACTTCTGTTTCAAATAATGAATATATGTACAAATGTAAAGACATTCCTTGTTCTGGATTCTGTAACAAGTCAGAATGTAGAAAAAGAGAGTTCGGTCTTGGTAAAGATAAAGGACATTTTACTGGAGTTCAATATGGACAGCTGTACAGATATATGACAGCAGAACCATATTATATTTGGAAACTTCGTCTACAAGGACAAGAGGAATGGAAAGACGTAATCTTCAAAGATGAGGGTTATCTTCTCGACCAGCGTAATTTTGCAAAGATGTGTGTACGATATTTGAACCAAGCTCCAATGCAAGTTTCAAATAACGATTGGTATGCAATCCTTAACTCTGTACTTCCTAATGTTCAGAATGTAGAAGTTAAACAAGAGAGCGATACTTCCGGTTTGTCTATGCTTAAAAATGCTTTCATTGATTATCTGTCAAATAAGCAAGCAAAAAGAGATACACCGTTTCAAATTAGAGTTGGATTATGTGTTAGACAAACTTCTAATGGAGTTGCAAAATATTACTTCACACATAGAGGTTTTGCTGAATATTTGCGTAATAAAAGAATTAACTTTGACTATGCTATGCTTCGTGAAACTCTTAAAACTTTTGGAGCACAGGAAGATACTTTAATTTACTTTAATGCAGAGGATAAAGAAGTACAATTCCCTTGCTGGTCTAAAGTTGAAGATAAGAGAATTGAAGAGGAATATGAAGGAGTAATAGAAGTTGAACAAGGAGATAGAGAAGGATTGTCAAGTGTGGGAGTGAGTGAAGCTTCAAATATTCCTGATATTGAGATTAGCTCAGATGAAAAACCTTATACTGATAAGGATTTAGAAGACGCTAAAGACCTGTTCTAATAGGAGGGAGTATGCTAGTTAAAAGTAAAAGTGCATTACTTATAACAGATGTTCCTTCTTTTGCTAATATGTTTAAGGCTGTAGCAGATGAAGCTGATGTAATATTGAACGTAGAAGAATCTTGGAACAATAGGTATAGAATTAAAGCTGATACAGTAATACTAGGCTCTAAGCATTTAGATAGTATTAATGAAGTTTATATACCTAAAGTGGTATTGATTTTGAAGTCTACAGAAAGTCCACTTCCTTTTATTGCTAAAGGCATTAAAAGATTTATCTGTGATTATCAAAACATCAAAGAGCTTACTTTGAGTTTGTATTACTTAGAAGCGGAAGTTGAACATATATCTTCTGTAGATGTAAGAGAGATAATAAAAGATTGTGGAACTTCACAGTACATTTACGGAGATTATGACTTCAGATTTGATAAAAACTTATTCTTTTATAAAGGAAAAGGTTTGTATTTCTGTGAGTCACAAAAGAGATATTTAGCTGACTGGCTTTTAGCAGGACATAAAGATAATTCTAAAAGAATGACTTTGTGTACTCTGCGTAAAAAGTTTGGTGCTGAGTTTCTAGCTGATGTAGACCGTTATGGACAATGGAGGAAAAATGAGAAAGATGTACAAACTTCTTAATCAGAAAGAAGACTGTGTTTTGTTAGTACGAAACAGCGAAGACGGAGATTTCTACAAAGTTATAGATGTAGAAAGTGATACTGTGTATATGGGGTATGACAAATCAAGAGCTACAAAGCTTTTTGAAAGTTATGATTTAGAAACAGTAAGAAAAGAGAAGAAAAAACTTTTTTATAAGTGGTTAGAGAATAACGCTGAAGCTTAATTCAGCAGAAGAGAGGTAAGTAATGTTTGAAGGTAAAGATGTAAAGGTATTATTAGCTAATGCTGGAACTGGTAAGACACACAGATTGATTAAGGAAGTATCTAAGGAACTTGAAACTCGAAGACCCGAAGAAATTGCTTTTGTTACTTTTACTCGAAAAGGAGCAGAAGAAGGGCTCAATCGTGTATGCTCAAAGCTTATGCTTGAACCTGAGGAACTTCCTTATTTCAGAACGTTACATTCTCTGACATTTCACGCTTTGAACTATAAAGCCAATCAGATGTTTGGAAGAATAGACCAAAGAAAGTTTAATAAACTTTATGGATATAACATTAACAGAAGTGAGGTAGACACCGGAAAGGTAGCACCAACTAGAGATTCACAGTATCTTGATTTTTATGACCTAGAAAGGTCAGGAGCTTTAACTAGCAAACAATTAGTTGAAGCTGACATTGAAAAAGGTTATTATCACCAACTTGTACAGAACTATGAGGAATATAAAGCTCAACAGCACCTAGTTGACTTTTTTGACTGTCTCATAAAGTATGTACAAGAAGGTGATTCTCTTCCTTGTAAAGTAGTAATGATTGATGAATGTTTCTCTCCTGAGACAAGAGTCCGTATGGGTGATATGTCTGTAAAAGAAATTAAAGACATAAAAGTAGGTGATTATGTAATGGGAGTAAATGGAGCAACAAAAGTCACAGCTGTACACATAGGAATAGATACAATGTATGACGTTATGAGCTTGAAAAATGAAAAGATTTTCACTTGTAACTCTAAACATTTAATTAAGCAATACACAGGTTACATTGTAGACGAATGGAAACCAGCAGAAACATTAACTACAGATGATATGGGAGTTTATGTTGAGCGTTTACTTTATTCTGATTTGAAAACAAAGGCTATGTGGGGAAAAGTTCAAGTAGTTTGTACAAATAAAAAAGGTCAGTATGTAGGAATTACAGTAGAAGCAGAAGACCATTTATTTCTTTTGGCTAATGGAGCTGTAGTACATAACTGTCAAGATATCACAGCTTTACAATGGAGAGTAATTGAAAAAGCATTTAGAAATGCAGAAAAAATAACCATAGCTGGCGATGACAAGCAGTGTCAGCCTTTAGGCTCTAAGGTACTCACAAGAGAAGGATATAAGAATATAGAGGATTTAACAGAAAAAGATTGTCTTATAACTTTTTCACAGGAAAATTATTCCTATTATGGAAAAAGGCAAGCAGAGTATCACCCTGAGATTGTAGCAAGAGAGTATGAAGGAACTCTTTATGATGTTACTGTAAATGGTACAACTAACAGATTTACACCTAATCATAGAATGGTAGTACGCTGGTTTAATAGAGATACTTCTTTACAGTGTGTCTACCTTATGAAAAAAGGTGATATGTACAGAATAGGTCAGTGTCAGATTTTTTCAAATAATGGGTCTACTCATTTTACTACAAGAATGAATCTTGAAGGAGCAGAGGCAGGGTGGATTTTAAGAGTATGTAAGACTAAAGAGGAAGCATTGGTTTATGAACAGTATTATTCATTTATGTATGGCATACCACAGTTATCGTGGAGTAAATGGTACACAAAGGAAATGCAGAGAAGTGTATATAATATGCTTGGTGCATTAGAAGAAAAAGCTGAGACACTACTTGAAAGTGTACACAGAGACATAAACTATCCTATGTTTAATCACGAAAAAGCTCAAGCAAAAAGTGGTGGAACTTGTATAAGTTTGTGTGAAGCGTGTAATTTACTTCCTGAAATTATGAAAGTTCCTGTCTATCAGGGAAAAAGTAAAGTTGATAAAAATACGATATGGCAGAGTTTCTCTGTAGGTTATGAAGATTATAAAGGCTTAGTTTACAGTCTTAATGTTCCTAAATATCATACTTATGTAACAGAAGGTGGACTCACAGTACACAATAGTATTTACACTTATTCTGGGGCTAGACCAGATTTATTGATAAAGTTATCAAAACAATTTCCTGTAGAACATCTTTCTATGTCATATAGGATTCCTCAATCTGTTTATCGTCTTTCTGTAGCTATCACAAACTTTATTGGAGAGAAGACAGAACAAAAGTCAGTTCCTAGAATTGAAAATGGAGAAGGTTCTATCTCTCAGTTACCAACTTTAGACAGACTAAAGAACTTTATTGATACTAAAGATTACTCAAGAAATAATGATGTAGCTTCTTGGTATATTCTATCTCGCAATAACTGTTTCTTAGAAGAAGCTCAACGTATGCTGGAAGAGAACTTGATTCCTTATTGGACAGCTGACGGCTTCTTTATGGGTGGACAGATTATGCAAAGATTAAAAGATTACGAAGGATTCAAACTTGAAGGATATGGAAACCCTAAAAAGAAAGAAAACTTTCAACGTAAGTTTGGTATATGGGATTTTTCAGTTCCTTTTACTGAAACTAACCTTTTTACAGAAGGAAGAAAATGGGTGTATGAAGCATACATTGAAAAGTTCGGCTTGGAAAAATTAAAAGAAATGTGTGACTGGACACCTCAGATTTTGGTTAGTACGATACATCATACTAAAGGAGGAGAAGCAACTAATGTTGCTTTAATGCTCGATACAACAAGACGTACTCAAGGAAACATTTATGAAAGCTTAGATGAAGAACTTCGTATTCTTTATGTAGGAGTAACCAGAACAAAAGAAAACCTCTTCTTGATAGATTCAAAGAATGGACAAGGATATGACAGCGTTATTCAAGCAATTAAAGAAGAAAACAATTTAACTTGGTAATTTTTACTTGACATTAAATTAAACTTAGTGTAGTATAATAGACGAAGGAAAAAGATATGAGTAAGAGTAAAATATTTGACTTACAAACTTTTATACAATACGCTAGCAAACACACAGCTTCTGAGTGTGCTAATTATTTTAGTGCAAAAATATCAAATACAATTGCATATGCTAAGTATCATAATATAAAGTTTAAGCCTGGAGAGTATAAAGGTAGTGCAAACAGTAATTATAGAGGTGGTTATAGCAGAACACGACTTTATAAGATATATTACAGTATGTTAAAACGCTGTAAAAATAAAAATAATACTTGGTATGGAGCTAAAGGAATTAAGGTAGAATTTAAGGACTTTTTTGATTTTCGGAGTTGGGCTTTAGCTAATGGCTATGCTGATAATTTGACTATAGATAGAATTGACAGCAAGAATAACTACTCCAGAGAAAACTGTAGGTGGGTGAGTAATGTGGTTCAAGCAAATAATACAACAAGAAATGTTTATTTAGAATATAAAGGAGAGAAACACACAGTAGCAGAGTGGGCTAGACTTTATAATATATCTTACTCTGCTTTGTTTCATAGGTTATCTATTGGTTGGAGTTTGGATAAAGCATTAAACACAAAGGTAGGCTACAGATGTCAAAAATAGTAATTGGAGCAGATACAGAAACGGAAGATATGTTACTTAAAACAGCCGGTTACTCTTGGAAATATGGTAAGGGTAAGATTCTATGCACAGCCTTATACTTTGAAGCAGAAGATAGAGTTGAAGTTATAGCAGGATTGCATAATGATAACAATCCATATTCTAAAATAGAGCGAGAAGAAGGAAATAACAAAATAAAAGCCCTTTTGCAGAATCCTGATGTCTGCATTGTTGGTGCAAATATTATGTATGATTTAGGATTTTGGTTGTACGAATACGAAATGTCTACTTATGATGTAAAATGCTCTTTTGTAGATGTTCTTTCAGCTGAAGCAATTTTAGATGAGTTTTCTACTCATTCTCTTGAAACTCTTTCTCAGAAATATCTTAAATATGGAAAAACAAAAGACAAAATTGAAGAATGGGTAAAAGAAAACATATCTAAGAAAGGAGATTTTAGACAGCACTTAAAAGACGCTCCTTATGATATGCTCGTTGAGTATGTAATAGGAGACGCAAAGAATCCAGTGAAGGTATGGCGAAAACAGCTTACTCTCTTGAAAGAGCAAGATTTGTGCAAAAGAGCAAAGCTTGAGTTTGACTGTATTTTACCTATTCTTCAAATAACAATGAATGGTTATCCAATAGATGTTGAACAAAAATCTAAGAATAAATTATTTTTGGAAGATTGTATATCTAAGTTTGAAAAAGAGTTTAAGGAGAAGTTCAATGTTCCAAAGTTCAGAATAACAGCCGGAGCAGATATAGCTTCTTTTTGTGATAAAAGAAATATTCCTTATCGCTGTAAGATTACACTTAAAGGGTTTAATGGTGAGAAGTTTAGTGACTACAAAGATACTGATAATGCTTATATGAAAGCAAAAAAGATTGTATCTAGCTTTCAATTTGTAAAAAGTATTCCTGTAGCTTATGTTCCTAAAGAAATGGCTGATAGAACTTGTGCTCTTCTTAAAGAAGAGGGATTTATGTTGACTTGCTCACCTAACATAGATAAGAAGTTCTTTGCTAGTGCAAGAGAGAAGTATCCAGAAATTGCTTTAATTGCAGATTGGAAATTAGCTAAAGGTATTTTGTCAAAGATATTAGGAGAAAAATACGATAGATTTATTGCTAATGATTCTGACGGTGAGTTTAGAGTACACGGACAATTTAAGACAGCAGATACAATTACATTAAGACTGGCTTCTGTGAATCCTAATTGCCAGCAGATTCCCAGCAAGGGAGGATTCTTTGTAGAGAGTACTGAAATATCCTTCCCTAAAATTATACGTTCTTTATTCAGAGCTGAGAAAGGGAAAGTTTTAGTTAAAGCTGACTTTTCACAGGAAGAGCAAAGATTGTTAGCTCATTATGCTGTAGGAGAAGGAAGTGCAGAAGTAAGAAAAGCTTATTGTGACAATCCTAAATTGGACTTCCACCAATATGTGTGTGACCTTACAGGACTACAAAGAAAGCCTGCAAAAAATATGAGCTTTGGAGTTACCTACGGAATGTCGCAAAAAAGTATGGCTGAGACTTTTGGTTGGACTATGGAACATACACAAGAAATCTCAGAGAAATACCATAATAAAATGCCTTTTGTTGCACCTACTTTTGCTTTACTTAAAGATGTATTTGCAGATAGAGGTTACATTAAAACTATTTGCGGAGCTAGAGCGAGACTTCCTAACCCTAATAAAAGTTTCACAGCTTTGAACCGATTATGTCAAGGTGGTGGAGCAGATATTATGAAAGCTTCAATAGTTAAAGCTTACAAAGAAGGTTTATGGCAAAGGTTAGATGTAAAGAATACAATTCACGATGAACTTAACTTCTGTCCGGAAGTATCAAAACAAGGTGTATTAGATACATTCAAAATGACATATTGTATGACTAACTCAGTTAAGCTTAGAGTTCCTTTGCTTTGTGAACCAGAAGTTGGAACAGATTGGTACAATGTTAAAGAGATTCCTGAATGGATAGAACTTAGAGATAAAGGTGATAAAGCCTGGTTTGATACTTCAGAAGAAGTTAGAACCTTTGTAAATATCTGTGATAAATTATTAAAGGAAGGGGTTATATCGTATGAAAGATACTGTCAAACACAAATGTAATGACTTTTATTTCTCTTTGATTTTTTATGCAATTGATAGAATTGACAACAATCTTGGTTACTTTACTGAGAATTGTAGGTGGGTATCAATGAAAGTACAATCAAACAATATAAAATCAAGAGGTTCAGTATGATGTTTGAAGAGAGAGAAGTCATTACAACAGTAAATGCAGACAAATGTAAAGTGGGAAGATTTGGTTATTTTTCTAATGATTTGAAATCATTAAAAGAGTCTGTAAATAAAAGTAGGACTAATTTAAGAACAATCTATGCTCGTTTAGATGTTATCTTAGATGAACACTATGAGAAACGCTTCTTATGTGAGAACGGAAGTTTTTCTTTGTTTTACCCAATGGATAATTCAATAAATACTAATAGATACTAGGAGCATAAAATGAAAATAATTTGTCCTTTTTGTCACGCTGTACTAGATAGCAAAGACGATTGTCCTACTATAGTAAATACAGCTTTAGGAACAACCTATGTATGTCATAAAGTATTTTGTGACAACATAGATAAACACCCAGACCATAACAAAGTAGCAGTAGTTTTTAAGGAGCAAAAAGATGAGATTCAGACTAATGAACAAAAATCCGCTGTATGATTACAGAGAAGCTTGTAAAATTACACAAGGGATTGACCTTGCATTAGTTGATAATTTTACACCAAAAGACGAGGTTTCATTTTGGATAAAGCAGATTATAGCTAATCATTCTACTATCCGATGTATTCATTTCCGGTTAGTTGATGAAAGACCTAAATCTGTAGTTATGCAGTTAATCAGAGCAACCAAAGGTCACCCACAACCTGAAGTACAAAGCTCAAGACCGGACTGGAATAATGGGAAAGAAAGAAGTTCAGACCCATACGAAGATAAATTGTTTATACAAGACCATACTGCTGAAAGCTTTATTGAAATGGCAAAGCAAAGGTTGTGTGAAAGAACAGAAAGAAGAACCAGACTTGCAATGAGAGAAATGGTTAAAGCTTTACAGGAAAGTGAAGAGCCTTTCTTGAAAGCTGTAGGATTTTGCTGTCACCCTCAATGCTTTTGGCTTGGTAGCTGTCCAGAAATTATGGGCTGTAAAAATGCAACTAAATTATCTGATAAGATAATCAGTTATTATAAATATGCAACACACAAGGAGTAGTTAAAATGACAATCAATGAGTATCAAACTAAAGCACACACTTTTGCATTATATCCGTACGGACATATTGATGAAGGTTCAGAAGCAGATTACCTTTACCCTGCTTTAGGTCTTGCAGAAGAAGCTGGAGAGGTTGCCGGTAAGTATGCAAAAGCTATTAGAGACTGTAAAGGAGGTATAGATAATGAGCGAAAAGAAGCTATCATCAAAGAGCTTGGAGATGTATGCTGGTTTGTAGCAGAGCTGTCTACACTTCTTGATGTTCCATTACAAGAAGTAATGCTTAGAAACATCAATAAGCTTACATCGAGACTCAATAGAGGGGTTATCAATGGCGAAGGTGACAACAGATAAAGCTGAAGAGAAACCAAAAGAGTCTAAGTGGAAAGGTATACCAATGTCAGAGAAAGAACTGAAAGAATGGCAAAAGTCTTTCTCTGACATAGAGGATTCTATAAAAAGATTAAAATAATTTTTTGTTATAAAAGAGTGATTTTTCACTCTTTTTATTGACATTATATTACACTCGGTGTATTATAATAAATGTAAGGAGGTAGATATGTACACAATAAGTAATATAAGTGAAGACTTTGTAAAGTGCAAAGATGAGCAGTCTTTTAAGAAGTTTTACTGTAATCTCAGACTGAGACATAAAGAACTTCCAGGCCAGAAGATATTCTGCATTGAGACAGAAGAGACTGTAGCAGGCTTTCCTGACGTAATGGAGCTGTTCACAGGAGGAACTACAATGGTAGTTCATTTCTACGAGTTTAAGTCTTCTGACAGATATGGTAATATCGAGTTTCAGCCTACTCAGCCAGCTTTCTACAAGAGCAATGAAGACTTGAAGGTACAGGTAGTGGCTTACAACCGTAAGAGTCAGAGAGTACATTTATTTAGTGCTAGCGAGATATTTGATAAGGACTCTCCATATCACACAACAAACAGAAGAATAAGTCTCACAAATGTTGAGAAGGAGATAGGTATATAATTCAGAATAAACTTAATGGGAATATTAATTCAGTATTTTTACAGTTCAGTAATCCAGAGGAGTAAATAATGCGTTGTTTAATAGTATCTTTAGAAAGCTTCCAAAAAGGAGAAATACCTGAGGAAGTAAAAACATATATAGACTCTTGTAAGAAAGAACCTTTTATTATTCTTGATGAAAGTTCTAAAATTAAAACTAATGCACCTTGTAAAGAGTCAAAGAAAAGTAAACGTACTCAAGCTATACTAAAACTTAGTAATATAGGTCAAAGATGTATCTTGACTGGAACTTTTATGTCTAAGACTCCGGTAAATGCTTATGACCAGATGAACTTTCTTTGTCCTAAGTTCTTTCCTGAAACTATGTATGCCTTTGCAGAGCATTATGAGATTAAAAGAAACCTTCCTTCTGTTAGAGGAGCTAGAATTGTTATATCTCAGAAAGACTATGATGTAATTCATAAGAGACTAGCTAAGTGTAAGACTGAAGCTGAGTTTATGAATACTTATGACGGTATAAGGTCTTACTATGGAATTAGCTTAGAAGATTGTATTCATATCAGAAATCATAAAGAGTATACTCCATTTAAGAATATAGATGAGTTATGGCAAAGAATTGGTGATACTTGTGTACACCCAAGAAAAGAAGATATTCTTGATGTACCACCAAAGATTTATACAACTCACAAAATCAAGCTGACTAAAGAACAACTTGACTTATATTTACAGTTACAAAATCAGCATTGTACTGATAATATTACTGTAGATAACGGACTAAAGCTTTACTTACGTTTTCAGGATATTTGTAATGGTTACAATCCAATTGAAACAGATGAAGTAAACGAAAAAGGACAACATAAAGTAGAACTTATTCCTTTGAAAGAAAATCCTAAATTGGATTTACTTGAAGAACTTATAGAGGAGCTTGAAGAACAGCAAGTTGTAGTATGGTGTTCAAGAGCAAAACTTCTTCACGAAGCTTGTGAAAGACTTAGAGAGAAAGGATATACTTGTGGTATCTATGACGGTAAAGTTGGAGTAGAACAGAGACAGAAAGATTACGAAGATTTTGTAGCAAAGAAATGTCAGATTATTTTCTGTAATCAAGCAAGTGCTGGCTATGGACTTGACGGACTTAAAGACGCTAACTATGCAATCTATCTTTGTAATTCTTACTCTGTAGAACAGAGACAACAGAGTGAAGACCGTATAGCTAGAGGTATATTCAAAAACTTCAAAAATATTATTGATATATCTTGTGAGGGAACTTGTGAGGAGCGTGTAACTGTAGCTTTGAAACAAGGAAAAGAATTAATTGATTCTGGAATTACTAATGCAGATATTTTCAAATATTTTGCAGAAAATGATTGACATTATTAATTATGCCGAGTATAATATATGATGTGAGGAGGTAAGCTTATGTTTTTACTTGTCAGTATTATAGCTTTAATAGCTTTTTGTATTGTGGACAGTATGGATAAAAGATTCTATGAAGGAGAAAGATATGCTGAAATGCGAACCTCAGATATTATATCGGCAATAGAGTCTTCTAGTTATGACATTACAAGTTGTGCTAAAAATATTTCTAGGGAAGAAATAGACTTCTACGAAAGATTTAATAAAGATACAGAGAATGAAAGAGTCTTTAGAGACAACTATGGGAAGTACAAAAGAGAAAGACTTGTTTATGACGGTAACGGAAATGTAATAGCAAAGGAAATTGTGGAGGTAGCAGAATGAGAAAGCTTTGGGAACACCAGCAATATGCTGTAAATAAATACAAAGACAGAAAATATTTTGGCTTACTTTTTCCTACAGGAACCGGAAAAAGTATGACTGCTACTGCTATTGCAGAGGAAAAAGACTTACCTGTATTAATTATAGCTCCTAATGTACTTTGTAAACAATGGGCTGATGAACTTACAAATAAAGACGAAGAAAGTAGAATTACAACTAAAGATTGGGAAGTTGTAGTTTGTACATCTAAGACTAAGAATACTAAAAGGTTTAAGGAAGCTTTTAATAAACTTTGCGAGGAATAATTATGTTAGAAGAGAAAATTAGTAAGCACTTAAATACACCTTATGTTTACTTACCTAATTACAAAAAGTATCTTTGTTGTAATGGAGTTTTATTTTCTTTAGAAGAATATAAAAACGGCATTGACTTAAATGCTGAGTACGAACGAAGATTAAAGGAGGACAAACTCTATGACTACGCTTATGCTAAAAGTACAGGACTTCTTAGAGCTAAAAGGGGCACAGCGAAGACAAAAGAGGTTTCTGAGAAGCGAGAAGAAAATGTGGAAGAAAGTTTACAAGATACAAGTAAAACAGCTAAAACAACTGTGCAAGTCTCGACAAGAGAGACTAAAATACCTATACAAAGGAATAGTATAATAAACTCTGTTTTCTTTATCATTGCTCTTCTTGCTGTTACTTCTGTAATTAGTGGATATATTTCTACTTTACAGACTGCAACATATCTTTATGATTATGTTGATTTGATTTCAGCCTGGCTTATGAGTGCTTCTGTCACAGCATATAATACAACAGCTTTTGAAGTTGCTGTAATTTTTAAGCAGAATAAACGCTATGGACTCACTTTTGTATTCATATCACTTTGGGTAATGGTTACATTATTTTCTATGGCTACTGCTGTATCTGTTTTTTATGATAGATTTAACTTTAACGAAGCTCAGATTACAGAGAGCAATAAAGCAGTAGACGCAAATAAACTTTCTCTTGATTTGCTTCGTACTAAAGAAAAAGATTTAAGAGAAGCTATAGCTTTCAAAAAGAAGGATATAGAATATAGACAGGAGCGAGAATACGCTACTACTGCTGTAAGAAATGAACTTACAAAACTTGAAGCAGAACTTCAAGATAATCTGTCTCAACAGCAAAAACTTCTATCTGAAACTCCAGAAGTATCAGAAGAAAAAACTCATAAGAAAGAGAGTTTATTTGCTTTCTTAGGAAGAGTAATGCACATAGAAGGTGGTATCTTAGAGTTCTGTATGAGTACGTTATCAGCTATCTTTGTAAATATTATCAGTCCGCTTTCTGTTACAGCTGTAATAGAATTACGCAAAAGAGACTTGACAAAAGCAAACTAAGTAGAGTATAGTATATAAAGGAGTAAAATATGAAAACAATTCAGAACACAGAAAAAATAGAATTGAAAGTTAATTCAAGTGAATTACTCGAAGGAAAGTGGCTTAATTTCCAGCTTCTTTCAAAGAAGCTAGCAGAAGTTGAGGAGAAGAACAAAATGGTTTACAAGAGTTTGCGTAATAGATTATATAACTCAAGAGCTTGTAACAAATACAATATGAAAGAAATTGCAGGTCTTCCTTGTATTGATGTAGAAAATCCAATGACAGGAAAAGCTTCACTTGAATTGTCTTTTGAGAGGGAATAAATATGATAAAAATTAAAGAAGCTCTTGCAGTCTTGAAATATAAATTGCTGAAGCTATCAGCAATCGTTGTAAGTTACGTTATTGGTTTAATTGCCTGTTATGCAATTGGATTTTTCCTTTCAGCTGTAATAAATATGGTAGTCATTTGTATAGTATCAGCTATGGAGAAAAAGCTTCCTTTAGGAATGTTCTCTTGCTGGTTTGCAACAACTTCATTAATTGCTATTCCTTTATACATTAGAGGAATTGTAGATACAATTAAAAAGAACAAAAAACAAAAAGAAGAACTTAACAAAAAGTTAGCAGAAGCAGTAGAAAAAGAAAGAGAAAAAAGAAAGTTATAAAAGTAAAGCCCACTATTAAGTGGGCTTCTTAATTATAAGAAACAAGCAATTATAAATAAAACTACAGCTACTACAGTAGAACTAGAAGTTGCAACGACAGCAGTTTTCAGACCTCTATTTTTCTTTTCTGCTTCGGTTAATTGCTTCTCGTAAGATTCCTTCTGCTCGTTGTAAGTGTTCTTCACATCTTCCAGCTGTGTCTCGGCTGTTTCTAATTGACTCTGTAACGTTTCCAAATCCTTCTTGGATTCTTGTATCTCGTTCAATATTTTCTCGGCTTCTTCGTCTGTCAGAGTTACCTCTGCGTAAGAATAGGAGCACAATGGTGAGCAAAGCAATAGACAGAACAGCCCCAACAATACTAAAGAATGTTTTGACTTTGTTCCACACAATTCTTAACCCTCCTTTGAGAACTTGCCGGTAGCAACTAAGCCAGCTCCCATTGACACTACCCATTGAAAGTCAGACTTTTCAAGGAAAAATCCTACCATACCTGCAATAATTACAGTAAAGCCAATTACTTTTGTAATGTCTAAATCCCATTCTCTATCTGTAAACAGAGAAGTAAACCAATTCTTTTTCTTTTCGTCAGCCATTTTCTTTCCTCCTATTTAGCTAAAAACAGCCTTAATATGTCCGGTAACTTTGCTATAAACATACCTCCAAGCGCTGTACCAACAAGAGCTAAAACAGCTCTCCACCTCTTAGCGTCTTTCTTATCTTCTTTGTGCTTCAATGTGGCAATCTCTGTTTTGAGTATGTCAATGTCAGCAACAAGTGTTGTTTGAACACACTTGTATGTATTTAGTTTATTTGTTACATCTTCTTTCAGAGTTGCCAGATTTTGCGAGAAATCGGCTTTAACGTCCTCTATCTTCTGTTCAATAATCATACGGTCTTTTTGCTGACTTTCTTTAAGGTTAGATACATTTGTCTTAATTGCAGATACATCTTCCTTAATTCCAATCAAGAGACCAATTAAGTTTACGTCTTTTGTATCACTCATAACTTCCCTCCATTAGTTATGTGTAAATACAGCAGTATAAATTGCAGAAGCTTCTCCTTCAGCAAGAGGTGTAGCTTCAGCTGAAAGTATTTCATTTTGTCCTACTGTAACACCGTTTCTTTCCCAATGGTCGAAAGTATAATTTTCTTTAGCTACAGCAATAGCAGATACAGTTCCTTCAGCAACAGTAGTTCCACTAGCAGGGAAAGCTACACAACCTTCTCCAGTAGCTTCCGCAGGCTCTACTTGTGTTGTCCAGTCTACATCTGCAAGCTTGAATGTGGCTTTGAATACAGCTGAAGCTTCTCCGTGAAGTTCTGGCATTGTTATTACGAATGAAGCTTCAGTAGAAATAACAGCGTCATTAAGTTTCCAATTTACAAACTCATAGTTACGAGCAGGAATAGCCTTAAATGCAAGTGTATCTCCAACGTGTACTGTTCCTGACAAAGGAGTAGCAATAGAGCCGCCAGCTCCTTCAGAAACAACAGAAGTAAACGGCACTTCAGAAGGAACATCTGCTACAAGAGTACGCACACCTTCTTCTGTCATATAAGTCTGAAGAACAGCAGAATACTCTTCTTTGATTTCCATATTTTTTAATGCTTCAATTAAGTTTTCAGCATTAACCTCTTCAACACTACCATTCTTGTGTGTTATTCTGTAATGATTGTAAGATTTAGTTTGCATAGAACCACCTCTGAGATTTAAGATAACCGTTTTTAACGGTATTAGACTTTCCATAAGAATCGAAAGTTACTTTTTTTGATTTATCAAGTAATACAAAATGTCCACTCTTCCACCAATATTGTCCTATGACAACCTTGACTGTAGAGGGAATATCCTCGTCTGCTTTGTGGTGTATTCCGTCATACTTTACTTTTAAATTGAAGAAGTCTCTTGCTAACTGTGTAGCATTTTGAATCTCAGCTTCACCGTCATCGTCAAAATCACCGTCGTGATTTTTGTCTCCAGAGATAACTTTTAGTTCTGTAGCTTTAGACCAAATACCGTTCAGCATTTGACAACCTTTGTCACCTTCAAAAACAATAGAAGAAGCTTGAGCTAAGCAAAGAAAGTAACAACCATATTTTTGAATAACATTTAGTAATCTTGAATCTGATTGATTTATTCCTTTTAACATAAAAACCTCTTATATTTTTATTATAAAACATAAGAGGTATAAGTGCAAGTTGTTTAGTATGAAATATTAAGTAGCCTTAATACAGTATAGTACACCAATCTGTCTACCGTGAGTTGTTGTACCAACTCTTGGAGTTCCATTTGTACCATCACTAATAGCATTATTGGCTATCACATTATCAGTTCGAGTATTGCCATTATAAATGGATAAAGGATAAGGCTTAGACTGGCCGGTTCCTATACCTGCTTGGTTAATAATATGCCAATGTCCTTGCAACTGGTCGTCTTTAAACTCACCAAGATTATACTCATCGTGAACTTGTGTTCCTGCTTGTTGAGTTGCTGGATTTATTTCATTAGAATCAAATATATTTGTAATATTGTGTCCGATACCAACCAAAGTTACCTCTTGTAAATCCGGTAACTTATTACTTCCTAAAATTGCATAAAGTAAAGGATAGTAAGTAGATAGCTCTTCATCTGTTCCTGTAGTATCTCGACCGTCACAAACTAACCAACCAGCAGGAGCTGTAGCTCTGTAAAAAGGAGCTATAAAACTCACAGGTATTTTCCCTGCAAGAGCAATAGCTTCTTCAATTTCATTTGTTACTGACTGCTGTGTAAGTCCGGAGTTTATGGTTGCCCATTGTTCAGCAGTAAAACTTGAATTATTAAGGTTATATTCAAATAACCATTCTTGACTATCAGCACTATATTTATAACGAGAGTAAAGTGTATTTCCTGCTTGGTCTGTAGTTTCTAAGAAAGCATAATCATTATTTGTAGGATTCTGTATAGCTTGAATCTGAGCAAGGGAAGTAAAAGTTCCCATAAAGTTTGCTGTATTTGTAGCTATAGATGAATTGACAAAAGCTTTGTCAGCAAGCTGATTTTGAGTTGTAGCTTGATTAGGGATAACAGCTTCTATGTCTTCTATGCTTCCTTCAAGAGCCTGGTCTGCTAAATATCTTTGTTGTGTTTCATTAGCTAAGCTGTTTGATATATAATTATCTTCTCTTTCTCTGTCTCTAACTTCATTCTGTAGTCCTTCAGTAACAGCTTGGTCTACAAAGTTATGAAGTACATCATTAAGCTCTACTGCATAAACATCAGCTCCTTGTGTAGTTCTGTTATTAGAAGAAGTTGTGTTTTGAGTTTCTTGAGACTGCTGTGACGAAGGAGTTACAACAGAGACAGTAGTAGGAGCTACATAACGAGTAGAGTTATGCACCTCACCATTCACTACTATCTGTGAGAAAAGTTTATCTACATCTAATACTGTTTTTGTTACTGTCTCTGCCATATTATTTATCCTTATTATTTTATGTCTGCATTATCAAAGCCTGACCACCATAAACCGATATTGTAAGTTGCAACTACCCAAATACCATTGGCACAATAAACTGAGGTAATGTGAGATGTACCGCTATTTATACCATATACCCAGTTTTTTCCGTCAGTAGACCACCATAAGCCGTTAGCGCTACTTCCAGCTACCCAAATACCATTAGCATAATAGACTGTGTTAAAAGTATACTCTGTATTACTTCCTGTTCCTTGTGTCCATTTTTTTCCGTCAGTAGACCACCATAAACCGTAAGCATAACTTCCAGCTACCCAAATACCGTTATCATAATAGACTGTGTTAAAAGCATAATCTGTATTACTTCCTGTTCCTTTTGTCCAGTTTTTTCCGTCCGTAGACCACCATAAAAAGTGAGCATCAGTTCCAGTTACCCAAATACCGTTAGCATAATAAACTGTGTTAATGGTATAACCTGTGCCAATTCCTGTTCCTTGTGTCCAGTTTTTTCCGTCCGTAGACCACCATATACCGCCATTATAGGCTCCAGCTACCCAAATACCATTAGCATAATATATTGTTTCAATTCTAAGACTATTATCTCCTGTTCCTTGTGTCCAGTTTTTTCCGTCAGTAGACCACCATATGCTGTGACCACTACTTCCAGCTACCCAAATACCATCAGCATAATAAATTGACAAAAAACGGTACGTTGTGCTGTCCCCTGTTTCTTGTGTCCAGTTTTTTCCGTCAGTAGACCACCATAAACCAGCACTGTAAGTTCCAGCTACCCAAATATCATTAGCATAATAAACTGTGTAAACAGTATTATCTGTTATATTATCTCCTGTTCCTTGTGTCCAGTTTTTTCCGTCAGTAGACCACCATATACCGTGAGCAGAACCATTTCCAGCTACCCAAATACCGTTAGCATAATAAACTATTCTAAAGTTACTAGATGAATATCCTGTTCCTTGTGTCCATACTTTACCTAAAGCCCAACCAAACACTTTACCTAACCAGCTATCTTTAGTTGTACAGTTAGCAAAATAATCATAAGCCCCTTTTGCAGAAAAAATAGTGTCATTTCCGTCTGCTACAGCAACGTTGCTCTTTGGAAGAGATACATTACCTTGAACATTAGGTGATACATTATCTACACTTCTAACAGAAGCTCCCGAAATATTTCTCCATACTCCGTCAAGGTAAAGCACTCTATCACCTACAGCAAAATATTGCTCACCACTTCCTAAGTCTTGTGTACCAGCAACATCAACATAGTATTCATCACCGTTAGTTCCAGTTCCGTCAACTAAAGCTGGTGTATTTGTAGAAGCATTCCAATAACCTTTAAGTTCTACAGCTGACTCTGGAAGCTGTGAATAAGGTATTCTACCGTTAGAATCAAGAGTAGCTATACCGTCTGCTATTCCTAAACTTGCTATAAGCTTAGTTAAAAGCTCATTAATCATATCATTGGCTTTATTCAAGTTATAAGAGATACGACCTAAAAAGTGATTCATAAGCATACGAGTAATCGAAGAAGCTCTAGCTCGCCAGCCAAGTTCAATTACTGTCTGATTTACTTTCATATTTGACGCTGTGCCAAGAGGAATGTTATTATCTTGGTTAGGGTCATAAGAAGCTGTACCATTTGCGTGATTGGCTGTATAAGCTTCTTGAGTATAAGCAAATCTACTTACCTTATTATTTGTAAGTGTATCTGAGACTGTTTTAATTCCATTTAAGTCACTGGCTATTCCCATAATAATCTCCTTTATAAGCTTTCTGTCATTTGAACTTGAGGAAACTTCATTCTAACAACATAAAGCAACATATTTATTCTATCTTGTTTCAAATCAATGTCAACTGAAAAGTCTGTTGAGTACGAAACTAACAAATGAATGTTTGTATCGGCTACTTCAATTGAATCTATTTTTAACAGCCCTTGTGGACAAAGAACTTCAATTATTTTCACAAGAGCTGATAAAGTTGCCCCGTTATATCTTACATATTGAATTGCTTTGAACAAATACAAAAACACTTCATAAGACACAGGAACATAAACAGTCTCACCTTCATTAAGGAAAAGAAACTGATTTCCGTAAAACTCAGAATAAGCTTTATTGACCGGAGGAACAGAAGAGATTGCTGAATCTCTTACGTTTCCGTTATCATCAATTACATCTGTAGCGTCTTCTGAGATATATCCGATAACATTTTCATTACCAACTAAAGAACTTCGTTTTGTATCTGTAGCTAAAGTATTAATATCTGGAAGTCCACTATCATCAAGAGTTTTTTGCACAAACTCAAAATTTTCCTGCTGTGTTTTGAATAAACCTCTTTCTGAAAACTCATAATCAAGCTGTTCATCATAGCAAGATTCTGTAAGTCTTGTAGCTGAAGTTGACTCAGATTTAGGTATTCTTGGAAGATAGATACCAGCAAAAACACCTAGATTATAAAGAGTTTTACTGTCTATTTTTCCTTCTTCAAATTGCATTTTGAAAAAGTCAAAGAAAAACGCTTTTTCTTCTTTTGAGAGGTCATTCATCATTGAATTAATAGATTGCAAGTAAAAACCATTAAGTTCACCTCGCAAAAATCTAAATAAAGCCTTTGCCATACTATCCCTCTACAAAGTTAATATCATCTAGTTTAGCTATCTTAGAAACTGGAACATCAACGTAATCTACAACAGTATCATTTACCTTTAAGTTTACAGCAAGTACATTAAGCCCTGTATACCCAAGAGCTTCTATTGCATTATATATATCATCTTCTTTTACAACATCGTAGCGTTTTTGAATATTCAAAGTTCTCTTTAATTCTTTAAGAATATTTGCTTTTACATCGACAATATTTACATACTCACTATCTATACTATAGATTAAATCTATAGTATATTCATAATAAGCAAAAGGAATAATGTTTACTTCGTAATAACCATTAGCAAACACTTCATTTTCATATTTTACAGCTACGCTATCTTGTGTAGAAACAGTAGGACAAATAATATGGTCTGCTACCATTTCAGCAATCTCATCTTTTGCTTCCCCTACATAAAAGATAGCACAGTGCATTGGAGGAACAACTACCTCACCAAATACTACATCTTCATTAGTTTGATTATATCTTACAGCACAATCAAAAATATAAGGTAAGTTTCTAAGATATTCTTCAAGTTCTACAATTCCATTCTGTCTATCATAAGTATTCATAACTCTGTTACGAAAAGCAAGAGTTGTTTCTGGAAGAAGACCTAAAAGACTTTCATTGTCTTGACAGCTAAACTCTATACCACTTGGTATGTTTCTATTAGATGAAACATCAATACTAGACTGTGCTGTAACCTCATATCTTCCAATACTATCTGACATAGCAATATAATAGACTTCTTCTAAAGCTTCAATTTCAGTATCAGAAAGAACCTCAAACTCAAAAGAAACATCGTCATTAAGCTTATAAGTATAAGTTCCACTTAAAAGGGTTTTAGTTACATCTGATGTATTAGTAACAATTACTCTAAGACCGGAAGCTGAGCCTTTTCTTCTTTCTGTTCCTACAAGAGAAGCTACTGAAATTAAATCTTCTTCAGAACATTTTGCAGGGTCAAACTTATTGCTTAATACTACACAAACATTGTTAATTATCTCATAGCCTTTAGCAATAGCCTTAAACAACAGGTATATAACATTTGTATTTGACCTAGCTATTCTTTTTGGTGTAATGAGCAAATCAAAATCATCACACATTTTTGTAAGTATAGTATCAAAAGATTTAACTTCCATTTTTAGATAACCTCCTTTAAGGCATAAGTAAGAACTGACTGTCCATTTTCAAGTTGAACGGTTGAAAACTCTACATTTATATGCAAGGAAACTTTGCTGACAGCTTCTACAATCTGTTCCATAAGCTGTAACACATTTACTTCACCAAGTAATGTTTCACTCCATTGAATACCGTCATTCAAATCTAATGGGTCAAGACCTCGTTGGAAAATTGTAGATAAAGCACATTGCTGTTCAAGTTCTTCATCATCTTCAACAAGTTCACAAGTTACAATCTGCTCCTCTGTGAGAGTTACATATAAGTTACCGTTCTCATATCGGACTTTATCTGAGTTAATAATAAGTTTCCCATTAGTTATACTAACATCTGCTATACGCTGTAAATCTTCAAGTCTCCAAACATTATTGCGTATATCTTGAGTTGTAGGAGCTTCAATAACTACAGGAATTAAATCAATAATGTCAGGAGTTAAAACCTGAGCTTCCCCTTGAGGTTGATATACTTCTTCTTTTTGGTAAACCTTAATATCCATACTTCATATTCTACTGCGTTTTGTTAGAACCGTCAAGATTTAAGGAGCTACCACTTTAGTTTGTCCCGCGTCTGTAATAAGAATTGTTACAGGTAAATCAGTAGTAGAACCAGAAGAAGAGTCAGTAAAAGTAAAAGTATCTGTAGCTGTGTCGTTTTTCTGTACAGCACAATCTCCGTCAGCATTTAATACATTACTTGCTGTACCACTTATTGTAATTGTTCCTGAAGGACAAGAAAGACTACCTTGTGTTATAGCTGTAAGAGATACTTCAATGTCTCCAAAATAAATACCTTTACCTTCAGCTTTTACTTTAGCTGAAGGTGGTGTAGTTATTTGAATCAAAGAAGCTTTCTGCCCAGAGGTAATTTCAATTGTACAACCTTGTACAGCTAACTCACTCATTTCAAAATCTCCAAATTATCATTAATCACTATACTTGTCGAAGAGGAAGCTATCTTACAGCCATTCTTATCTTGTAAAGTAACTCCACTAGATGTAAAAGCAATTTGACTTTTATTATCATCTGTATTTGTATAAGCTAAGTAACCGTCTTTATCAATATTGAATGTAGCTTTAGGAGTAGTAGTGCTGATTGCACCGTCTTTATCTATGCTTACAGAAGTATCATTGCTTACTAAAGCTATCTCTCCGTCAGCATTAACAGAAACAGTAACTAAATCTTTATCATCATCTTTATTGTAAGCTAATCCTGCTGTAAGAGTTCCCTCTGTAAAATCAATAAAGTTTTTATGAGTATCAGTTCTAAATTGATTATACAGCAAAGCTAGACAAGTCACCTTGTTATAACCTTTAGAGTTGGCTTGTACAATTACTTCTGTATCATCTTCTTCAGCAGTAGAAACATCAAACATATTAATGTTATAACGTCTTGGAGAAAGCACTAAAACTTTGTCTCCAGCTTTAGGAGTAAAATTAATTGACATTCCATTAGAACAAGGAGAAATAAGTACGCAAGTTACAATAGTTGTATTTTCAGGACTGTCTGTAACAGATAAAAGAACATTTACTGCACTACCACCACCTAGAACTTCTTTAATTGTTCCCCACTCAATTATAAGAGTTCTATTAATCATTCCTCGAATCATTTCTGATTCTGAGTAAGCTAAAGCTTTCTGTGCCATTTCCTCAGGACTCATAACTATTCTCCTTGATAATTTTCTTTGCTTCCTGTACATACAATTGTACACTCGTTTACATCATCTACAGTAGCAAAAGATACTGACATATAAAGAGCGTAAAACTTACTTTCAACTACACTAAAGTTTGCGTAGTACGAAACAACTCCTCCTAAAGCGTATCTACTCTTAAACTTTATCATATCAAAAGGATTTAAGAAATAGAAAAATGGACAAACTATTGTACACAAAGCGTCAGTAGTAATATTTTCTACAGCTGGAAGAACATTATGATAAATTGTATCAACTACGCTCCCAGCTTCTTTTAAATCTGTATCATCATATTTATACTGAGCCAGAGCATTAGCTAGTCCTTCTGAGTCTTCAGCTTCCCTACTTAAAAATACAATATAGTTACCGTCTATTAAAGCTTTACAGGCTATATCAAGACCAAGTTCTTCTCTAAGCATATTAATGACTTTTACTACGCTTTCAGCCCAAATACCTGTAACTTTTCTTGGAACTATATTTCCGTCTTTATCTTTTATTTCTTTAGCTTCTAAGGCTTCTTTAGCTTCTTGTTCAAGCTGTGAAGACAGAAATAATTTAACTCCATAAAGTTTAGCGTCAGCTACGCTCATAAGCCCTGTCTCTTCATCAAGTTTTACCTTATCTGCACTTACAGGTTTTCTCAAGAATCTTCTTGTTACATTTGTAAAAAGATAATCTTTCAAGTAATCGTTGTAAACGAGTTTAGGGTCTTTAATGTTATTGTAAGAGTATTTAATTTCTTTTCCCTGTTCCAAAGCTAAAGGAGGATTGTAACAGCTTCCTACATATCCGTGAATATGAAGAACACCGTCAGGTGGCAATTTATCTGTCTGTACATAAGCTACATTTACAGTAATTGTATCTACATTATCCTTTTTATCGAAATCAAATAATTCCTCAGCATTAGCTGGCTTAGTCTTAAATTGTCCAAAATATCCCATTTGAAGCTCGATTTGCTGTATAGGGTAAGCACTACTGAAGTTCATAAAACTTCTTCCGTCTGCACTCATCATAACAAAGTTAGATACAAATATATCCATTTCTATTGCAGTTCCGGTAGAAATCTGTTTGTATTGAACTTTTATAGAAGGTTTATGAGTACAACGTTTTATGTAATAATCTTTCAAAGCAAGTTGTGTGGCTTCACCGGTAGCTATCTTTCCAATATTAGAATAGCAAAGTTCCCAATCTGAACGAATTACATATTCATCGTGCTTTAAGGTTTCACCGTCTATATAACTTGCAGTAGTGAGCTTTAAGTTGATTATACGGTCAAACAAGTCTTCTTGAGTTAAAATCTCAAGACCTTCTTTTTTCACACTATCTTGTAAAAGACTTGTGTTATAATCAATCATCACTCACCTCCAGCTTACAATACTTTATATTATCTTTAGTTAACTGCTGTCCTAAATACTCACTATAATCTGTAACTATAGTATACTCATCAGAAGTCATTCCAATAATATTTGTAGTATTAAACTGATTACCATTATTATCAATAGTTACTACATTTACAATGTTTATATCAACTTCTTCATCATTAAGTTCAATCTGTTCATCTAACTGATTAAAAGCAATAGTACAACCATTTTCTTTATCTATAAAAGCAAAATCATTTACAAAAGTTAAATCAGATAAACTATATGTCATTCTACTTTCCTCCGATACTTATTTTACCTTCTTCTAAGTTATCAAGCAACTTAGAAATGTTCTTTGTATTAACTCTCTTAGAGAGAATAGAAGTTGAAAGCTTACTTAAAGGATTGTCAGAAATCTTTCTAGTAGTCATAATTGGAACTTCAGTAACATTGAGCGTAGCTTCAAAGAAATCGTCTTCGTCTCCTTGCTTTGACGGTATATAACTTTCTATTGCTACATACTTGAATCGCCAACCATTCCAATACTTCATTCTGAGTAAAGTTCTATTTTCCCACATCATATCTAATGATACTTTATTTGAATCCTCTACACTTCCAAGCAAACTTTTAGATACATAATCTTTAATGTCAAAATTTTCTAGGAAAGAAGACATTGTACTAGAACCTAAAGCTTTAATCAATCCTATAAGCATTTCAGAAGCAACAGCAACTAAAGCGTCAAGACCGGCTATAGTTGGGTTATCATACAAATCTCCAAAGGTAACTCTTTTACTAAAGATAGATTGTCTTAAATAAGTATCTAAGGAACGAGGAATGATAACAGACATTTGATACTTCTTTGGTTTAGCAATAATATTGTCGGAGATAATACCAAGTAAACCCCCAGATACAGCATTTGTGTTATCTGCTTTCTGTGAGTTATAAAACAGTAAAGGCTTTTGACTTATCTCACTTTCCATTACTTCCTTAAACTCTTTTACAAAAAAGAAAGATATAGGTAAAGTATTTCCTATACCTTGCCAATTGGGGTCAAAGAGAAAAGTCATTTTGTTAATTGAGTTAATCAAATCTAAGTCATATTTGATTGCTGTTATTACATTTAATGCTCCTGCGGATAAAGCCATATCATACTCCTAATTACTTAATTTTTGGAATGAACCGTCTACTGTCTGCTTGAAGTCTTGTTCAAGAGTTCCAGCAACTTGATACTTATAGTTGCTCAATTCTTTGCCGTTATTGTCAACTACTCTTACAATCATTTCAATTTGTCCTGTAGCACCTTTCCTGTATTCATAATTAAATCCACCAATTTTACTAGCAAAGTTTTCATTTGAAGCTTGAAGTCTAGCCTTCTTTTTTGTTTCATAAATCTCTCTCCATTCTTGTCTATTAAGACCAAACTCATCTGAACTTTCGGTTAAAAACATTCTTGCCCATTCTGCACCTTTATCTGAAGCTCCAATACCTCCTTTTCTAACGCTGTTATGGCTGTTAGGACTTAAAATCTTAGTGTAGATTTCCATAAGTTTTGCTAAATTATCACCTGTAGGGTTTGCCATTAATTTAGTTACATCTTCTTCAGAAAGTCCTAAAGCAGATAAAGAAGCAGAAAAAGCTTGCCAACGAGGATTTTTCTTTGGATTTTTATTATCTTTATCCAAAGATAACATATATTTAATATATTCAAGTCCTGCATTAGCTACATAAGCTCGTTTTTCAGGAACTATATCATTATAAGTAAATCCACTTTTTTGTAGTGTACTCCAAGTTTTACCTATAAAATCATTCTCAGAAATAGTAAACTCACTTGGTATTGAGAAACCAATAGGGTCAAGATATTTACTTCCTTCGCTAGAAGCTTCCTTAATAAGTCCTGTATCAGAATACTTAGTTTTGTTAGCACTCTTTCCTTTATTTATATCAGCAGTAATATCCCTATATTGTTTTTCAGCTCCAAGATAAAGCTCTAAATCATTATAAACTTCTGGATTGTTAAAGATAGCTTTCATAATATTTTTAGCATTTAATATAGCTTGCTTTTCTTCCGGAGTCATTATATCTGATATAATATAACTTGATTTCTTAATTACATCATATATGTCGTTATCTCCAAAATATTTATTCAAAGATTTTTTATAGCTACCAATTCTTCCTTTTAATTGTGCTTGTTTATTTATAAGCCACCTACTGTCAGATACTTCTTCTTCAAAAGCTTCTGTAGCTGTTTGTCCTATATGAAGACCTTTTGCCCAACCTATAACTCCTTGCAAAGAAAGCATAAAACTTCCTTTAAGTGTATCTCCAAGATTTTTGAATGTAGCTCTAAGTTCATCTGTCTCTTTTCCAAGAAGAGAAATCATATCCCAATCGTTACCTGTCAATCCACCAGAAGAAGGAAGATAAAAAGACTGAAAATCTGCATAATTTTTAATTGTTCCGGCATTAAGACCATTGGACTGTTCTTCTACCATACGCTCAAATACGCGAGCTATACTCGGAGAAACAGACTCAAGAAGAGTAACTAAAGCTCTTCTAGCTTTATCTTGTCCTACAACATTTCCATATTGGTCTTTTCCTTCTTGCTGTCTCTTGTAGAAATCATCAAGAATACGCTCCATAAGTTTAGCAGGATTTTCTCCTCCAAGTCCTGACATAACCATAGTAGAAACTTCGTCACCCATTACCATAGCAAGCCATTTAAGAGCTTCAGTATCAAGCTTTGCTGTATTACCAAACTTAGCTCTTAAATCTTCTTGAGCTTGTAAACTTGTTCCAGCTCCAAGTCCAACTGCTCTATCAAAATAAGACATAGCTCGCTGTGTTTGATAGCTTGTTTCAAGAGTATGTGCTTGTACACCTTCTTTACTTACTGTTGAACCAAAAGATAAAACAGAAGTGAGAATACGTCTAGTTATATCGGTAAGAACTGCAATAGTTGTACCTATTTTTCCTAAAGAGCTAAATAAAGCTTTTCTTTTCTGTGCTTTTTCTTTCTCCTCTTCTCGCTGTTCTTTTTCTTTCTCTTTTTGACTTTGCTTAAACTCTCTTTCTTGCTTTGCTGTTTTATTAGCATTTTCTTTATCAACAGCTTTCTTTCTTCTGTAGTTCTGTTCAAGTTGAGCTTCGTGTTCTTTGATACTTCTATCCTTTGCTTCAGCTACGGAAGCTGAGTTAGAATGAGGAGTTAGACCTCGAATATATTTAGCTACATCTGTTTTCGACATATTACTTAAATCAGAATCGAGAACAGGAATAAAAGAAGTCATCATATCTTTATTAGATGTTCCTGCTGTATGCTGTAATCTTCCTCCTACAGCAAGTAATTCTTCTTTTGCATACTGCTGTGCTTTAGCTCCTTTAATCTCTCTAGTTGTCTCTAAGATGTGAGCTTTGTTTGTAGCTGTATACATAAAAGAACTATCTTGTGCCCAAGTAGAACGCTGGTCTTGTACAGCTTTGATTACTCCTAAAGCTTGCTGTTCATACTCTTTAGGAATAAATGATGTTCGTTTCATCTGTCCGGTGAGTTTATCTATCTCTGATACAGTAGTAACAATAGAACCGAAAACTCTTTTAAGTTCTCTTTCATAAGCTTCAGCTCGTTTAACAAAGCCGTCAAGAGTAGCTGTATCAAATCCTAAGTTTCCGTCAGCTAATCTTGTCTGTCCTTGTAAAAAAGACAAAGCAGTTAGTTCTTGTCCTATTTTAGTAGCCATTTGTTACTCCTTTTTATTCAAACTAGCTATGTAGTTGTCTATCTCAGTTTCAATATCAGTATATGATAGATACTCAAATAAGTCGAGCCAACTATGAGGTTCAGTATGAAACTTATCCAAAAACTTATAATAAATATAAAGCCAAGTTCCTCCCTCAAACTTTTGTATTAGAGTATCTATTTTTGCTTGAATGACGTTTTTACCGTCTCTTCTTTCTTCGGGTTCTTCGTAAGCTCTCTTCTCTCGCTCATTGTTTCCCGAACACTTTCTAATGAGCGAGGATATTTTTTTCCTAAGAATCCTGCAACAAACTCAACTAGCCAATTTACTAATATTGGGTAAGAATCAATAATATCCACACTTCTCAAGTTCATATAACGGTCTGTAACCATAAACTTAGAAATGTTAGTACGAACCAAATCTTCAGTAATAAAATTAACTAATACAACCTTACCTACTAACATTTGCATTGTAATGTCATACAACAAATCAAAGTTGTCAGGGTCTTCAATCTCAAGTGCATTAAGGGCACGACACTCTTCAATTAATCTTAATTGAGCAAATCCTTCTGGAAAAACAAACTCAATGTTTTGTCTCTGAATCTGTAATCTTCTAATACTGTCTTCATCTTTATCAGCAACACTAGAAGCATTTAAGAAAATGACTGCCATATTTCCTCCTTTTATTACACTTATTATACAATAATAAAGGCTGTAAAGCAATAAACTTTACAGCCTTTAATAGTTTGATTAATACTAACTAAGCATTAATTTTTTCTGCTCCTGTAACAATTGGAGTTGAACCACTAGTCCAAGTTCCGTCAAGAGCCTTCTTTTCATTTTCAGAATCGAAGGTATCAAAGTTATCAGTAAGCTGGTCTGCAAGATTAGAAGCAGGAATACCACTATTAACAGCGTCAATAGGACTTGTTCCTGTACTACCTTTATTTGTTTCATAAGGACTGAAGTAACCTGCAAGTCCTTCCTGGTTACCTACTGCCCAAATCTTACGCATATTTTCCGCAGTAGTAGTTGATACTGCTTCAATCCAACCGGCATAAAGCATTGTAACAGGATATTCAGGAACATCGTTACCCATAGATATATCATCTGGACAAGTCTGTACTGTTACTCCATAGTAAACTCTTGTAATTGCTCTACCGTTGATAAAGTCTGTCTTAATAATAAGACCTCCAACTGAATCACCAAGAGAGCGAATCAACTGACAACAAGCAACAAAGTCACCGTCACCTACAAGTCCTGAAGTTTTAATTACAGGAAGAGTTAAACGACCATTAAGGAGCTTGTTAGTAATTGTTACTACAGAACCGTCAATAAGAACGACCTGCTTAGCAGAATCTTGTGCCTGCTGTGCACTAAAGAATGTACCTTCAAGTTTAAGACAAGAAGAAATATCTATTTCATCAATATTACCGTTTGTATCTACCTGTCCAACAAGGAAAGGGTGACGGAACTTGATAATACTTCCTCCAGCTTGTCTAAAGTGTGCTCTCGGTTGTGCACCGGCACGGTTGTTACCATAAGCCATATTCTATCCTCCCTTAGAATGTAATAGAGCCTGTAATAGTTACAGCTTCCAAATCATCAATATAAACAGCCGACCAAACAGCAATTCCTTCAAAAGAGTTACCTTTTTTAGCTTTACTAAATGGTGGGAAGTTCATTGTTACTTTCTCAAGACGTTTAAGTCCCGCAAACAGCTGAAGGTTTGAACCTAACATTCCTTGAATCTGCTGATAAGCTTCTTCATTTGCAAGTACAGGATTAGTAAGAGTATCAAGAGAAGTTACAAACTTAGCAACATCTTGTGATGTTTTATAATCAATGTACTTAGAAATCATATAAGCAGTAATAGGGAAGTTAGAACCACTTCTGTCTCTAATCAATTCAGCATTATTAAGAGAATTGTCTGCAATAGAAATAAAATATCCTACAACTTTTTCATCGAGAATATTTGAGATTTCTCTAGGCAAGTTCAAGTTAACATTACTGTTAAGTGGAGAAGGGTTTCCTGTAGGTTTTACCTTATTTCCTGTGAGACGAATCTTAGCAAGTTTATTACCAATATACAAATCAGTAACATTAGGTCTAGTGAACCAAGAAGCTAAGATAATTGGAATCATAAAGCTTCCATTGTGAACGTGTACTTCACTATGTGTTGCTCCAAGCAAATACCAGAATCCCCAGAAGTTTTCAGCTCTTGTAGCTTTTGTAGAACCTGTGAAAGTAGTTGCTATAAGTTCCTCTTCAGCTTTTGTCTGAGTAAGAATCTTAGCTACATTAGGGTCTGTGCTGTCTGTAGGCACTTCTACTTTAATTTCATTCAAAGCGAATGAAAGAGTGCTTTCATTTTCACAAAGATTAGAAAGACAAAGCACCATATCAAAGTAGTTAGAATCATCATAATCTGTTTCAGCTACAGGGTCAGACTCAACGAGTTTACCATTGTAGTGTTCAGAGAACATTGTTTTGAAGAATGAGATAAAGTATAATTCTTCAAAAGCTTTTGTCAAAGGTTGCCAAGCAATTGCTCTATCACCAACCGTAGGAGTAAACCCAGTATCGTCAAAAATAACGATATACAGCGTAATAGCAACGTTAGCACCGTCATTAAATACAGGAAGCCATTGTGAAAGGAGCGAACCTGTATTGTTTAATACTTCCTTGTAATTGTCTGCTGTTACAACTACTACAGCGTAATTATCTGCTGTAATGCTTTCTGGTGTATAAGCACCTTCAGCGAGATTGTTACTAGCCAACGATTTAGGAAGGTAAATTGATACGGCATTAAAAGGATTTTCTGAAATGTTCTCTTCTGTAGACAGAGAAGAACGGAACTTCATAAATCTTTCAGCTACCGAACCGATGTAGTTTAAGTTTGCCATAAACTTTAACCTCCACAAGTTTTTATTTGTCCTCTACAGTAATTGAACCGACAAAGTCAAAATCAATGCCTGTCAAGGGTTGCCAACCTGTAGAGATACTTTCATTTTAATGCAACTGCTCTTTTTTTGCAAGTGAATCAGATTGAACTTTAACTTCCCCTTCAAACTCGAAGTTCACTCCTGCTAAAGGAACCCAGCCTACAGATATTGCTTCATCGTAGTAAAGACGGAATCTTACGTCAAATCCAATTTGACTATTCAATCCTGAATAATATATCTTTCTAGGAACTATTGGAGCCGTATATTCAAGTCTTTCAGCATTGCAAACACCGCTCCAAATCTGTCCTACATTACTTCTCTTAGTTAAATGACGCATAGCTTTTGCCCAGTCTTCTGCGTCTTTACCAATAAATCTAACAAGAATAGTTGCTACACACTTTTGTCTATTAACCGGAATACCTTGTTCTTCAGTATAATCATCTTGAGTTAAAGATTCGTCTCTTTCTATCCAATATAAGATAAAAGTATCATTATCTTTAAGCTCTAAAGGATTTTCAAAGTTTCCCTGCATTGGAATTATGTATTTATATTTAGGAGAGTCAAAATCTTGACTTAAAGCCTTTATAACATTTCCTTTATTATCTTTAACTAAATCTACACCGAAGTACATAAGATAAAGAGCTTTGCGTAGGTTATTAAAGTTTACACCAGAATACCTTGACGAGTTCGCCATTTCTTATTACCTCCAATTTTTACAAAAAGCTGAATATGTTCTATAAGTCTCTTTGTAGCTACAAAAACAGGATAAGGGTCAAGCCCTTGTTTTATTCTTTCTCTAGTTGTATCAATATCATTAATATGACTAATACATTTAGCTTGAAGCTCTCCTGTCTCCATACTTCTTATTATATCATCTTTTATTAAATCTGCCAAACGTTCTCCTTCGCTTTCTTCCCACTCTCTAGCAAAGCTTTCATATTCTCTTATTTTAGCTTTCATTCCTCTATTAATCTTTCGTCTAGCGTCTAATTTTCCTTTGCTTGTAGCTACTGCTCCTTCAAGCATATATCCGGCTACATCAAGAAGGTCTTCTTTTATTTTATTAAGTTCTTTATCAACCTCAGCTTTAACTGTATGGGGATAAATAGTATCAAAATAATCATCAATAAAATAATCTCCACCGTTAAATCTCTCACATAAAATAAGATATAGTCTTCTGTAAGTCATATGAGGAGCACCATATGTACTACCATTAGGAGTAGAATTATCTCTAATAATAGCAGGAAAAGAATACGTTATTTGCCAATCAAAATCCTTTGAAAAATTAATAGGCTCACTTTTATTCTTCCAAGTTCCTCTTTCTCTGTTACGTCTATTTCTTTTATAAAACTTAGCAATATCATAACGATTAGGAAGACGCATACGAAAATCATTTATTCCTGTAGGGTGACTTCCAGTTTCAGTAAAGCTTGCTGTATCGAAATCATCTATTTCTACTTCGAGAAGTTCTGCGTCTTTAGAATAATTAGTCTTAGTCATAACTATTCTGTCCTAAATCTACATATTCAAAAGGCTGTTGTTCATCTGTATTACCTATTACACTCTCAAGGACATAACAACAAAAGCCACCTTCAAAAAGCCAATCAGCAGGATTGACAATTCTATATATCTCATCTTCTTTTTGTATAAAATAGTCACCTACTTTAAGTTTCTGTCTTGTCCAAAAAGTAGGCACATTTACATCAGCAAGAGTAGACTCCTCTCTTCTAAGTTCTCCTCTTTTCATATACTGAAAAACCCCTCGAACTTTACCGAGTGGTTCTCTTGTTGAGTACGAAGCAACTGTATTAGGCTTCATTGTAAAATAGTCAAAATATCTGAACTGTTCACTAAAGAAAGCCAACTGGTCTCCATATACCATTTAGAAATCCTCATCTGCTATTTCTTCTGGAGAAGGAATATCTTCTTCAATTACTTCTTTTTTAGCTTTCTTTTCTTTCTTTGGCTTTTCAATCTCTGTAACTTCTTTTACAGCTTCTTTCTTTTCTACAAGTTTTCCATTACAGAAAAATACTCTTTCATCATACAGAGTCACTTTTCCCTCTTTTACAAGTTGTTCTACAGTAAGTTGTAAGTAAGGTGTAATTTCATAACAAACACAAGGGATAAACTTTTTACCACCAATTTTAATTGGTGCTTTTACACTAAAAAACATATTGTCCTCCTATCCGTGACTAAAGTATAGATTAATTTTTCCAGAAGTCTTAATCATTAAATAAGCCTTAGCTCCAAAAGCATTACTTTTTAATGATTGAAGTAAATCAGCGTTATTTATAGCTCCAACTTTAGAAGAAGCTTCTCCAAACATAATCTTAGTTCCACCAATCTGTTTACTCTTTAATGGAATACCTCCGGTGCTCATAACACCAAGAGCATAGTCAGGAAACAAGTCAGCTATATACCAAGAAACTAAAAGCCCATAGCATAGCTGTGTTTTGAGTACATACTCTTTTCTAGGAAGGTGCTCCCAAAGTTCACCAACACCATAGAAAAGAGTATATACATCAGAAATACAAGTGTTGAGAAAATCATCTTTATCTTCTGATAGCAAGTCTGGAAAGTTCTGTCCGTATCTTGCTCTAAACCAAACTTTATCTATTGGTTCAGGTCTTCCACTTGTAGTTACTTCCATAATTAAAATCCTTCACTCTCATCTTTCTTAGCTGTCAAAGCTTCAAGCTTTGCTTTCAAAGAAGCGTTCTCATCTGCTAAAGTTTTCTTTTCTAAATCTTCTTTTGCAGTATTTTTCTTTTCAGCTTCTTTTAATTTCTTTTCAAGCTCTTTATTCTTTTCTTCAAGTTCTTTAATTTTATTCTCTTCTGGAGTTCTTACATCTTTCTCATTAAGAATAGTAAGTTCTTCTTTTTCCAACATCTGATTAAAACGTTTCTGTTTTTTAAGTTCTGTAAGAGTTTCTTCATCTACAGCAGTAATACCCGTAGTAGCAATGTTTCCAGTGTCCCTATAAACTCTTCTTACATCAAGCTCAATTTTAACATCTCTATTATTCTTCTGAATAATAAAAGCAATAGCATATCTGCCTTTGTTTTTAATGTACTGCATAATACACTCCTTTTCGTATTGTTTGTTTATATTGTAGCTCTATATTAATTTGTTGTCAACTTTCATATACAACCTTATAAGTTCCGCAATCCCAAAGTCTATAATATCCATTTTTCATTTGCATTTCTCTTTCAGTCATACCTTCATTTACATTATCAAACAATTTCAAACATTTGTCTTTCTTAAATAACTGTCGAGAATAAGTGTTTATTCCGTCAGTAATACAAAAAGAAGGGGCTGAAATATGCTCAAGTTTCCAACCACTGTTATAGTATCCAGAAGCATTAAAAGTTCTAAGTGATACATAAGAAATAACCTTTTTATAACCACAATGTTTCATAATTCGTGAAAATCCACCTAAAGCTTGAGTATTTTTAAGTGTAACCATTCTGTAAAGCTCTATATCTCCATTTTTTCCAAAATGCTGTATTCCAAACATACAAGCTTGTACAAGCTCATTTTTATCGTAAAGTCCTAAAACTTTACTGTATTTTGCTACTGTTCCCTGCAAATGATTCTCATTAAACAGTTTCTTCACAACTTCTTTATCTGTGACTTCTCTCATTTCACACTTACGTGCAAATATTTTTCTTTTATATACTCCTAAAGCAGAAGCAATCATACTTTTAACTATTTCTTTTTTGTCTCTCCATTCATTTTCATACACGTGGAGTAAACGGATTCCCTTGTTATTACACATTATTGTTTTAGCTAAGTGATAATCAGAGTAACAATCTCCTCCTTCACTATGCCAATAAAGTCCGTCATATTCTATAGCAAAACTCTTATCAGGTATGTATATACCTAACTCTTTAGGTGCAATTGTAGTTCTATCATTCTCAATTACTTCTCCATTATAAATAGACTTTACAAACTCTGCAACTTCTTTTTCTCCTTTAGATATTCCTTTAGACTTCTTAACATCAGCAAAATATTCAGCCATTTTATTTATCTGCTCATTTGTTAGTACTAAGCAACCTTCTCCGAACAGCTTCCTTTTTACAAAGTTTATAGTTGATATATGTTTATTAAATTTTTCAGCAAGTATTTTAGTATCTGTTTCAGGATAATGTTTACAACCACAAGAGGTTGTATTACCACTAAGTAAAGCGTGTGTATCTACAATCTTAATATTGCCACAACTACACTGACACTTCCAAAAAGAATGATTTTCTATTACTCCCATATAAGCAATAGCAGTTAAATCCCCAAACCTTTTACCTTTTATGTTCTTTCGTATTTGTCCTTTTCCGTGATTTATACAGCCACAAGAAGTTGTATTTCCGTTAACAAGGTTCTTTCCAAGAACTATAATACTGTTTCCACAGTCACATTTACAATTCCAATAAGTTCTATTTGCTTTAACATAAGCAAGAGAAATAACAGTCAATTTACCAAACTTCTTTCCTTCTAAAGAAGCTCTTTTAGTACAACCACAAGAAGTTGACTGTCCATTTAACAGCAATCTTTCTTGTACTACTTTCTCTTTGTTGCAATCACATTTAACTTTCCATAAGTCTCTGCTGTTTTTCTTACCTGCATAAGATAATACAGTCCATTTGCCAAATCTCTTTCCTTCTAAGTCCTTCATATAAACCTCTTAATTATATTTTATCGTTAATACACTAAACTGTCAATTAAGAGAATAAAAAGAGTCCTAGATTTTTCTAGGACTCTAAAGGAAACTAATTATTCAGCATAACCAAATCCGGTAATTACTTTTACTGTTCCTTCAACTGGAGCAATTACACCACCTATACGCTTGTACATCGTATAGAGCAATCCACTTCTCTGCCAAAGTGCAGGAACTATATAGCTCTTGAGCAATTCAGGGTGAATAACAAGTGAATCCTGTGTACCCATAGCGTCTTCGATTGTAGGTACAGAAATAAACATATAATCGTAAGTATTAGGGTTGAATGGATTCTGTTCACCACCTGTAACTGAAGGGTTAAGCATTGTATCAGATACAATTTCATAAGCAACTGATACCAAACCACCGTCAAGTTCATTGCGAATATTAAAGTTATCTTTAATAATCTGTAAAGGACTCTTTGGATTGTATACATCTGAGTATACAGTCTGTGTCAAAGCTTGGAATACATATTCTGATACATTAATGCGTACCTTGCGTGCCATATAGTGATTTTCACGAAGGAAGTCACCAATGAGTGTCTGCATAGCTCTTACAATATCACTACCTCTTGTAGTAGATGTAGTAGATGTAAGAATATCATACAATGGTGTACCGCTGTAAGAAACCGGAGTTGTTACATCAGCAAGACCGTCAATGCCAGCTTCATCACTTCCGTAATAGATGAGAGCGTCCTGCATACGGTCAAGCACCATTAAAGCGTATTTTTCTCGGTCAGCTTTAATCTGACCTGTTACAAAGTTTCCTTTCTGATTAGCTTTAATGTCTTCCATTGTGTCTGACTCATAATCAACTGAAAGGTTGAATACTTCGTCTACAATCTGTGAAGCTTCATTTGTTACAGGGTTAGAGTTGTTCTGCTTGAAGTTTCCTCTTGCAACATTTGAAAGTTTTCCATAACCTTCAAAGCTTTCTTTGAAGAGTCCAATTACATCAGCCCAAGCATTGTTAAAGCTTTCTACACTTACCAAGTTTTTAGCGTGGCTTGTAGCAAAAGGCTGTTTAATAATCTTTGTGAGCCAACCAATGTTCCACATTGGAATAGAAGTCTGTTCCAACAAGGAGTCAGTTACACCGTATTTGCGAGCTTCAGCTTCAGGAGCCTGTGCTGATACAACGTACTGTCTTGTAGCAGGGTCAAAGCCCATCATTGGTATAAGAGAATCCTGTACCTTCTTGTGAGCTTCAGCTTCAGTAAGACCACTCTTAATAAGAGAGTCCATAGCTTTATCAATGTATCTTTTTGTTCCTGTAGAGATTTCTCCAAGACGAATAGCTTCCTGTGGTTTTACACCAAGAGGAAGAGCTTCTTTCATACATTTAGAGTCAGAAACAGCAATACCCATTCCTGCTCCTCTCAAATCAGCTGAAAGGTGTCCTTTATCAATATTGATTGCTGAGATATGCTTAGCAATCGTAGGGAAACGATTTTCAATATCGTTTTCCATAGCTTTCTTAAGCTTTTCATATTTGATTTCTGTTTTTCCCAACATAGTCATTCTCCTTTAATTAAGCATAGATAGCTGGCGATACATAAACTGTAACAGTCTTATCGTCAGGATTGATTGCTACAACTTTTCCTGCTACCACATCATCATTGTCTACCTTATCTGAAGTTGTAGGAGCGAGATAAACAGCTCCGTTACTTGCTGAAACAATAAGAACATAGCCAATAGAAGCGTTATCAAAAGCACTAACTTTTGCTGAAGGAAGAGTTGAAGGACTAGAAGCTACAACAAAAGTCTTTTTGTACTCAATGAATCCTTCTTTACAAATCAAACCTTTCTGGAAATCAGCAACTTCATTGTTGATTGCAGGGTAACCGCTTGCAATAGCAGGTTCGCGTACAACAATTCCAGCAAAAACAGGTACAGCATTAGATACTGTAGGTGCTCCTGCATAAGCTTTGTTGTCCTTCTGATAAGCGTCATTAAAGACACCGTCACCGAACTTTACTTTACCAGCACTTGTTCCGTCTGGAGAAAGGAGTGCTGAGTAACCGATTGTGTAAGCATTTTCGTGGATTTTAAGCAACATACCGTTATCATCGTATGTACCCTTCCAGATTGCTTCATTGTGCATTGACAAAGTTTTTCCATTCTGTGTCATATTTTTCTCCTATTAATTAAGGAAAGATGAGTAATCAATTACTACATCTTCTCCTGCATTAGCTGAATCAATAACACCACCTTCAACTTTAGATGTGTTATCTCTAAGTCCAAGACATTCTTTAACAGCTTCAGTTACCAAAGGTTTTAGCTCTGTTTTAAGACTGTCCATAATAGAAGCTACTATAGCTGAATCTTTGTTACAACCGTCTTTTTCTTCAGCTTCAGAGTCTTCTTCTTTCTTTTCTTCAGCTTCAGAATCTTCTTCCTTTTCTTCAGCTTCAGAATCTTCTTCCTTTTCTTCAGCTTCAGAATCTTCTTCCTTTTTATCTTCTTCAGCTTCAGAATCCTTTACAGCATTCTTAAATGCTTCTGAGATTTCCTCAAAAGAAGCATTATTAATGCTTGTATACATACTATCAAGAGTTGCAGTAAGTTCAGCTTCTTCTTTGATAGCCATTTCTTTATTGTCAAAACAATCTTTGACAATGTCCATAAGTTTGTTCTTTGCTTCGCAATCTTTCAAGATAGCTACTGAGTCAAGAACACCTTTCATTTCACCAGCAAGTTCTTCTTCGTTTGTGCCTTTGCTGTTCTTGACAGCTTCAAGGACTGTTTTACCAAAAGAAGAAGGTGCAGAATCGTTTACCTTCTGCTTTTTGCCAGCGATAAAAGCAAAAATGCCTGTACGCATAGGTTTAATACCTCCTATAATACTATCAATTACAGCAACCTTCTTTCCACCTCTTCCGGCTTTAGTGATTGCTAAATGATTTACTTCTGTTATTTCATCAAGAATAATATCATATCCAACTTCTTCAGGATTATCTACAAAATGCTTTTTGCAGGTATATCCTACTGATACTTCTTTGTTGCTTAAATAGTAATCATAAAGTTTATCTGTATAGAATGTGATATTTGATTTAAGACCAATTTCACCCTCAGCTTCACCATCAAGAGCTACAACGTCAATTTCCTTATCAAGAGTTCCTCCTGCTAAAACTGAAAAGTTCTGAGGTGTTACCCAAGTGTCAGGGTGTTCCTCTGTAACAGGAAGAGACTTAAACAAGTCCTTTGCTTTTACTACTACACTTGCTGGTCGGTATTCTACATACCACTCTTTTTCTACAGGAGGTTTATTATCTTCAGTAATAAATGAAGCTACTTCAGATTTATGATAAATCTGTTTTCCTGAACGACAGAGTATTACGTCTTTCTGTTCAATAAATGGAGAAGCGTCTGAATCATTTACTTTTACTGTATTTTTCATTTTAGAATGTAATGTCTCCTGCTGAGTATCGTGCATAAGCTACATCGCTGATTGTAACACCGGTAGCTTCTGCATAAGTAGCGTCAACTTTTGAAATACCTGTAGCTGAAGGAACATAAGCTTTTACTGCTCCCTCTGTTGCTGGAGTTGCTGTAAGATATACAGCTCCTTCTGCTGTACCAAAAGCAACAAGACCTTTAATAATACCTGTTACTGTTACAGTAACTTTCTCCATACCGTCTTTACCTTCAGCTGGAGTAATTTCTACTGGTTGTGTATATTCACCAGCATTGATAGTAGATTCGTGATTAGCTTCAAGGTCAGCTTCACCACCAGAAGTAGCCTGGTTGAAAGTCTTGTTTTTAAGTTCATCAGGACAATCATATCCTGTAGCTTTAAGTAAATCTTTCAATAACATACCATTAGGAATTGTCGCACTCATTGTAATCTCCTTAGCATTATTATAATGCTTGTTTTATTTGTTTGTCAATTTAGTTCGTACTAAACAGACTTATTTCTACTCTTTGCCAGTTTTTCTTTTCGCTTTGTAGAACCTAACCGTACCTTAGAATGTCGTGCTTGCTCAAGCTTAGAGTAGCCTTTTTCTTCTTTTTCACTCAAGGCTTTTTCCCTCTGCTCTTCAGCAGGAGATTTACCTTTTGTTGATTTTGATTCTTCTGTATTGCCCTTACGTTTATTACTACCAAGAGTCTCAACTTCAAGCTTCTGTGTCTTTACTGACTCTTCTGTAGCTTTTGTTTGAACTTCAGTTTGTTCTACATCTGCTTCTTTCTGTTCAAGTTCAAGTTTTACTCGTTTATCATCGTTTTTATCATTCTTGCTCTGAATATCAGCAAGACGCTTGAGAATATCAGCACTTGTTCTCATATCAGCAGAGACATTCTTATCAGCTATTTCAACTGCAATATCAACAGGCACTTGAGAAGAAACAAGGTTAAAGATATTCTCTGAATGGAACTTACCTATCTGAGCACGTTCAAGAGCATTAGCGATAACAGGCTGGTCAAAATGAATCTGGGTATAAGGAAGAGCTTCCAAAACTTCCTTAGAAGTTCCTAAAGCGTCAATAATCATAATCTTTGCAAGCTGTTTGAATTGAGGTTCTAGCTCTTTATGAATCATCTGTACTGACTCATTCTGCTTAAAAAGATTTCCTTGTGTATCATCACCACTAGAAAAGTTACCTTTTTCTGAAGAAAAGAGTAATGGTTCTGGAAGAACAGCGTCTGAAGCAAAGTCCTGACGAAGCAATCTCACAAGCTCTGGAACTTGTCCAAAGTTTCTGTTAATACTCTTAATGTCTCCAAGTACATCAAGAGTAATAGGATTGTCTGGAGAAGCTTCTCTTGTGCGGATAGTATCGTTTTCAACCAAAGCGTCAAGAGCATTAGCTCCTTCTGTAGCTAATACACCGTCTACATTTACCGTACGAGCTAAAATAGACATTTGCTGTATCATAAGTGGTAAGCTTTGTATAGCTACTTTATAATTCATACCGCTTTGTAGATATCCACAAAGGTCTGATATACCCCAGCCCTGATTTAATACTTGCCCCCAATACCCTGCCTGCTTAGCTGTTATTACTCTAGCACATCGAGTATGGTGTACGTCAGCACCCAGAAATGGAACTGTATATACTTCTGGTCTTAAAAAATCTTTCTGTGTAGGATTGTATGGAGGAATAATAAAAGTATTCCACCTATCAAGCTGTACAAAGTAATCTATACAATCTTTTCCTAAAACTCCAAGTCTCAAAAGAGTAGCTAAAGGAAGTGAGGCTGTTACAGGAGTATCTTTTTTGAACATAGGGAAAGTTAATTCCCCTCCGTAAACTAATGATGTAAGTGTAGATTCTGAAAGAATATTCTTGAAGTTATGTTTTACTTCTGCTTTCTCATTGACTGTGTCCATATTTTTCTGAGAAAGGTGTTTATTCTCGATTATACAACCGTTAAGTAAAATTGACTTGGATTTTTTATTAATTACAGTTTCAAAGAGCCCTTTCTGAGAATATAAAGAGTTTGCTTCGTATGGAGAAATATAAATATTAGGTAAAGCTAAACTTGCTTTTGCTGGGTCAACAGTATTGTTTATATTCCACCTACCATTAATAATAGAGTCTCTTATTGCTGTTTGGTGCATTTCCTCTGCACTCTTAGGTTTACCTGACAAGATACAGTCCATAACTGTACCTATATTCTCTTTAGCTCTATTTGAAACATCTTTGAGTGTGTCAATTTTAATTCCTGCTTTATCAGCATAAGCTAAAGTATCAGCCTTAATTGAGTCTTCTACTAATGCTTGAGCTTCCTCTAAAGCTGAAGTAGAAGCTCCCTTAAATGTCCGAGAGTCAGTAACACAAATCTTACCGTTTTGGTAATGTTTTACTGACATATTTGAGCCATTTAATATTTTTCGTAACTGCTTAAAATCCGTCATATCTTTATCCTATATCTAAATAGTTCATAGGTCAAGCGTTAAAGGCATTTTCCTCTACATTAGGAGCTGTTTTTAGTGGAATTGCCTTTAATTTGTCAGCTGAAAGAAGCTGTGAGCCTACTTCAAGCTCCGTTGCGTCTGCTCCTCTAGCTCTTCTCTTAGAATAAATATACTGCAAAGTAACCTCATAAAGAGGTTTCAAATCCCTATTCCAAGACAAAAGATAATGAACAGCCATTCCAAAAGCGTCTGAATCGTGGTCTGGAGAATTAACTCCGCCTTTCATTGGCATACCTGTTTTAGGGTCTCTTTGATGTGTCAACAAAGCTTTTTCCAAGTTTTTACATATAGGTGTAATAAATAACCTTTCAGCAAATAAAAGCTTGTTACAAGCAAAAGTACGGTCATTTACAAGAGGGTTGCAAGAACGGTAAGCAATTGTGATATTAAAGTTGCGAAGTTCTTTCTTAAACTCTGTAAAATGCTCTTTATAGGTCATATCTGGAATCCACACAATTCTTTGAGTAGGAAAATCATATCTGAATACTTGTGGTGCACGTCTAATATCTGGAAATACATAGTCCTTTATTGCTACTATACATACATTTCCGTCACTAAACTTTTTAACTACCAAAGCTATAGCGTGATTTCCAAACGAGTTAAAGTCTTGTCCAATGTAAATTGTATCATCTTCTGCGATAGCTTCTGTTCCAAACAAGTCAATATCAAGCATATTCTTAGCTGGGTCATAGTCAGGAAATACTAAGCCCGAATCTATTGATACAAACTGACCTTCCAAAAGACATTGAACTTCTTTTTCATTGTAAATAGAGTATATATTTTTTACATAATCAGCAGGAAGATAAGTATTATCTCTTGTTCTTGCTCTCATAAGAACATAACCAATACCACTCTTCTTAAAGTGCATAACTGTCTGATAAAGACCTTTTAAGCCTTGAGAAGTAGTTGCAAAAGCTATAAAAGGAGAGCGAAAGCCCTCTATCTGCTGTCTTACTCGGTCATTTATAGATTTTACAGCTTCCATAGCTGTATCAGTAGGAAGCTCATCAAGTTCATCTACAAGAGCTAAAGTAGTAGAATAACCATATATTTGTGTAGGTTCTTCAGTAGGAACTAAAATAATTTCCACATTACCTACTGACATTATGTTCTTAGCTTTATCGTAATGGTATTCAGAGTTAGTAAGCTTTAAGTTCTGTTCAAAAGCATTAGTCCAAGTCTTAGCAAGAAAGGTAATATTCTTTGAACATACCATAATTTTTGGATTGTGCCCTTCCTTATCTTTCTTTCCTAAAAGTTGTTTTATAGCATACATTATGGCATAAACAAGAGAAGAAGTCTTTCCACAAGCAAAACCTCCACACAAGAAAAAGAATCTTTTTTCCTTGAATACATAAGGAGCTTGCACAAAACTTGCTTGATGAGGGAGCAAACGGACTAGGTTCATAGTTACTTATATCTCCTTTCTTTTGTTTCAAAAGCTTCTTCAATAGTCCAACCTCTCCTTAATCTGTTTCGTACTGCATAAGGACTAAGATTCAGCTCCCTGCACCAATCGGCTATAGACTGTGTTTTACCTTTATACGTAATATTCTTTGATGAAGCGTCTTCATTCATTTCAAATGCTTTCTCTACAGACCAATGCTGTATAAATATTCTGTTTCTTGTTCTGAAATAGTTTATTCCAAGTTCTTCACACCACTGAGGAAGGGTCTTAGTTTCACCTTTATAGGTAACTAAGAGATTCTTTCTCGTATTGTTTTGTTGCTCTTTAGATGTTGCCCACCTGCAATTCTCAGGTGCGTAGTTTCCGTTCACATCTATTCTATCTATAGTAAGATTATCTGCGTAACCATTGCTCAAAGCCCATTCCTTAAAAGCTACGAATCCTTTTGTTACACGGTGAGTGTATGTTCCTATGGTTATTGTCCTCTCAGAATTTAACCATTCTTCACAAATTGTTATTCCTCTGCCACCGTAATTCTTATATGCTTTACAATTAGGGTCATAACATCTTTTCTTCATTGCCGAAAAAATATAATTGAGTCTTGTGTGTTTATCCATATAATACTCCTTAGCTAATTTATATAGATATTATAACACAATATTTTGGTGAGGTTAAGTTTAACTATTTGTGCCATTATTCTCAATCTCCTTTAATTTTTCCTGTGTCTTAGCTTTCATTCTAGCTTCAAAAGAGTTTTCTCCTTCTTCTCCTCCAAAGTCAGCTCCAAGCTCAGTAGAGTTACTTCCCTCATTAATCTCTACTGTTTCCATAGCTTCAAAGTCTTCTCTACTCATAGCAATGTAAGTAACATTAAGAGCATTACTTTCATCTTTAGTAACATTAAGGTCTTCAAGGAGGAGCTTCTGCTTCATTTCCAATGCTTTCAAAACAGTAGCACTATTATCTGAAGGTTTATCTGAGTTGTTGTAATTTCCAGCTAAAACATTATCCAAAATATCCAACTGCTGTACAAACAGACCAGCTTTAATAGCTCTTGTCTTAGTTATAAAATATGGGTCTTCCAACATACGAAGTCTTACATCTTTTGGAACTTCGCATATATCCATAGCTAAAGCTTCTTTACAGAGAATCCTAAACTGTTTAATGACATTTTCCCTTAAATCTTCATAAGGAATATCTTTTTTATCGTCTGCCATAATTAAACTATACCTTAACTATTTACAAAAGTAAAGACTTGATTTAGTATACTTATAAGAGCAACACAGTCTGCCTTTTGTATCGCTCTTTTCCTTCGTACTTGGGAGCTTTCAGAAATGGAAGCTCCCTTCTTTTTATTCGTACTTAGAATAATCATACTCTTCATAGTGGGTGTGATTATATGTCGTACTAAACAACTTCTTAAAAGAAAACTTATCCCCTACTTTCTTTTTAGTTGTTCTAAAATAGAATGGTACACACCAGGTAACAAAATCGTTAATGTAAGTAAACTCTTTTCTATCTGCACACCATAGCTTAGATAACAGAGAGGTAAATGGGTTTAACCAGCACTTTACATCACCATATGTAAGTTCTATATCTACCTTCTGTTTTGTTATGTAATAAAAATGTCGTACTGCTATCTTTGTCATAGCAGAACCAAAGCTATATCCTCTGATTATCTTTTTATAATCATCAAACTCATCACACTTTAATATAAACTCATAAATAGGAATGTTTCTGGTTGAAGTATAAGCCCTACTATAACCTAACGTAGTCCATACTTTATGTCCAGCCAGATTTACTCTTGCCGGCATAAAGAGAAAGTTATGTAGCCAATCTTTCCAATCCTCGCTTTCTTGCCATTGTAGAATAACTTCTTTAGCTTCGTGATTCACAATAATTTTATACTGAATGTCCTCTCCTATTGTCTTGTAACCTTTTGTGTCTACAATCTCTTTGAATATCTTTTGGTATTTTGTCATATATTCCTCCTACACTTATTATAAATCAGAAGTCAGATTTTTTCTACTTGCTTGGTTTTTGTGTTAAAGCTCTTTCTATATCCCAATGGTATTTATATATCCTATCTGCTAAAATTGTTTTAGATATTCCTGTTATACTTTCCCATTCTATTAAAGTATGCTTTTCCCCATTATAAGTGATAAATCTTGTATCACTTTTGTTATAATTGTTTTTTGAAGGTGTTATCCAACGGCAATTTTCAGGACAATAATCACCATCATTGTCTATTCTGTCTATCTGTAATCCTACATCATAACCATTATCTTTTGCCCAGCGATAAAAGTTACAACAATCTTTTCTCCACTCTTCACATACTTTTATTCCTCTACCACCGTAATATTTATAATGATTACTTGTTTCTTTATGACATCTCCTAATCATATCATAATAAACATATCTTAATCTTCCGTTATTAGATAAAGAAGCCCAACTTGAAATTGTATGGTCTTTTTTAGGCTTTGGTGGTTTTGCTAAATCTCTGCCCCTATAGGTTCGTTTTACTTTTACTCCTATCTCCCTTAATATTTTTGCTATTGTGCCATAAGGCATTTCATACTGCTCTGAAATATCTTTTATAGTTAAAGATAAAATGCTATCTTTTCTAGTTATTAAATCTTTTTTAATTAAATCATAAATTGAGTATGAGTATCTTATTTCTCCTAAATGCTTTCTGCCCTCTTCTGCTATAAGTTCATCTGTTCTATTCATTATTGCCCCCTTTATTAGAAAGTAGCATAAATAACAAAAATTGTCAAATATTTTGTTAAAATGCTAAAAACCGAAAAATTTGTGGAATGATGGGTATCAACGTCGCTACTGTCCGCCATAGTAAAAATACTAACAGACGATAGTTTTATATGAGATTGCCCATTGCCTCCTATATCTTCGCAACCGTTGCCAGGACTTACCGTTGCCAGGACTTACCGTTGCCAGGACTTACCGTTGCCAGGACTTACCGTTGCCAGGACTTACCGTTGCCAGGACTTACCGTTGCCATAAAATAACTAATGATTGGTAGTTTTATATCAAATCTAGTGCTTGCTCCCTGCGTTTGTCGTTGCTGTTGCTGTTGCTGTTGCTGTTGCTGTTGTCGTTGTCGTTGTCGTTGTCGTTGCCAGTTGTTTCCATTACTGCCATTACTGCCATTACTGCCATTTATTTTTATTATCAAAAAAGTGTTTTAAATTTGTTATAACTAACAAACGTTAGTTTTATTTTTAATCAGCGAAAAATGCTTTATTTGTTGTTAGTCTTGCCTACAAAAAGGTCAAGAAAAGAGTATTTAAAAAATTCTGTTTAATTTTTGAAGGAAAAATTTTAAAAATATAAAAATATAAAATTAGTATTATTTTGTTATATTTTTACAACAAAAAAATACTAATATATATACATATACAAAATACTACATTATTTTACACTAAATGCGATAAATTACATTATTTTACATTATTTTTCATTATTTTCTAATTATACCGAGTTTAAGGTATACCCTTACTTATAACATAAACTTTGCTACTCAACAAAAAAATTAAACAGAATTTTTTAAATACTCTTTTCTTGACCTTTTTGTAGGCAAGACTAACAAAAAATAGATTTATACCATTTTTATATAGATTTGTTATACTATTAGTTAGTGCGTTGTGATAATATAAAATCATCAAGCGAACGGAAAACAACACTTGAAATGCTAAAAAGTAATGTTAAAAATAACAAAAAATTATAAAAAATGTTATTGACTTTATATTACACTTAGTGTAATGTTACAAGTGTAACAGGAAAGTTACAATAAACTAATTTTTAGAGGAGTGTTATTATGACAAAACTAAACAAAACTACAAAAAGAGCTGAAAGTTGGATTAGACAGTACAACAAATCTAATTTTTCTAGCGTTAGGTCATTTTATGGTCGCTGTTCTGATGAAAAAATCAGAATCGAAAATGACTTGCTAGAAAAAATGCATTCACTAGATTGTTGCGATTATCGCATACTTAACGGAAGTAGTTTTTACTTCACTTGTGGTTACGTGTCAAAGGATTACAAAAAATTGTACATCGAAACAAGTTGTAATACGTTTGAAATCGATTTATAAAATAAATTAAAAAAGTAAATTAAAAAAGTTTTTAGGGAGTTTACAAAAAATCAATTTTTAGAGGTGGTTTAATATGGTTGATTTTGTTTATAATGGAAATAAGTATAGGCTTGTAAAAGACAGGAAACTTTTTAGCTGTTATAACGTTTTATTTGCTGGTTACGTTTACATCGATTTTAGACAATATAAAAAATACATAGGAAGTAACGACACTTTTTTAGTGGAGGTGTAAAAAATGATTAATTTTAGATACAATGGAAATAAATACAAAATTTCTTTTTATCCTTGTGGGGATATGGTAAGAATAGAAAAAATTGGTTATCGTGTAGCAAGAGATATAAAATATAATTCAGATTTGAAAGTAAAAGCATTTATTAAAAAACTGGAAAAAATTAATTTTGGAGGTATGGAAATATGATTTTATCGAATTGTAAGTATTATGATGTTATAAAGGTTTTACCAGAAGCATTTGAAAGCAGATTTATTGCAACTAGAAGTACAGACACATTCCTGGATAGTGCAACTAATAAAGATGTATCTTCAGCGCTGTGTATCAAGGATATAGAGTTATTTAAGGGAGTGACAGAAGGAAAAATTGCAATCTTTCCAAGATACAAAAGACAAGATATGCAAGTAGTAGAAAACTATTTCAAGCTGGGTTTTACCTGCTATATTATGGGTTACAGGGACTATTGCAAATTTAAGAAAAGTTATATCGAAAAGTGCATAAATATCGTTGATAAAACAACTGTAGAAGGAAAACAAATAGTATTTAAGTTTGATTAAAAATAAATAGATTTATACAATTTTTATATAGGTTCATTATACAATAGATAATTGATTTATTGTATAATGAATATAACAAATCAATTTTTAGAGGAGTGTTATTATGACTAAAGGAGCAATTATAAACATTTGGCTAAATAATTTTGTTGATGTTGGTTTCACTAAAGGTAGTTATATCTATAACAGGGAACAAAAATATAAAAGTTTGTATAGAAAACTAACTTTAGAACAAGTAAAACAAATAGACAACTTGCATTTGTTTGAATATAAGAAGTGGAATTATAAAGCTTTCTGTAATTTTTTACAGAAATTAGGCTATTAAATCAATTTTTAGAGAGGTAATTTTTATGAAAGAAAATCTGGCAAACAAATACAAAGCAATCCAAAACGATTTGGAAACAAGAGCTAATAGCGGTAGACTTGGAAAGCTGACATTATCTGATTTTGAATGTATCTGTCACTTGGGAAAAGAATTATTAAAACATCATTGTGTAAAGACTTTTGTAAGAAGTGTTGCTGACTATTTCAAGGCTTTTGGCTTTATGGTGACTATGGACTTCGATAATGTACACTATTGCATTGTAGAAGTATAGTAAATTATTGAATAGAGTTTGTTAGTACTAAACAATTAAGGGAGATAAATATTATGACAGATAAAACACTTATAAAAGCAATAACTGATTATATTCTTGAAGACGAAAACAAAGAAGAAACTATCAACGAATTGAAGAGGTATAAAAAAGAGTTTAGGAATATTCCAGACTATAATTACTATAGATATGGAAACATTCTACCTTACTATTATCAGATAAGAGAGTTTTACGCTGATAATGGAATCGAAAGTAGTTTAGATGATGAACAATTGTGTGAACACTTTTGCTATCATTTAGGAAAAGCGATAGATAAGATTTTAAGTGAAAACTAATTTAGAGAGGTAAATATTATATGAGTAACTATGAAAAGAACAAAGAGAAACTTAGACAGAAAGCTGTAGAATATCAGTCTTCTTTTGCTGAGGGTAAAACATACTTCTATTCTGAAGTTGCAACTATGCAAGATTACTTTTATAAAAATGGAAAGAAGTACGGCTTATTGAGAGAGTTTAGAGAAAACGGTATAATTTAATAGTTGACATAATATATTAAGTACGTTATAATTATGTGTAGCTAGTATGTCATACTAACTAACTTTAGACAAAAAATTAAACTAGCCGGAAGGTTCGTAGGAAACCGGCTAGACTTTTCAAACAATTTAGAGAGGTGGTAGTATGCAGGAAGTAAAAACATCGACAGAGCTTTATAATAAAATACAGAAGGTAATTGATGTTATTGATATTACTTTCTTTAGTGGTAAAGGAAAAGAAAAGATTCCGCAATTAGTATTTGCTATTAACAATCAATGTAGGAGTTGTGTAACGGCATTTGTACAACCTGGCGCACTTTATGATAAGTCAAATAACACAAGACTTCAGTATATGGGTATAAATCCAAAATATCTAAACAGAAATATTGCTGAGATTTTGGCAACAATTTGCCACGAATTGTGTTATATTTATGAAAATGCTTTCATTCATATTCCCAGAGGTGGCTATCACGATAAGTGTTGGGAAAACCTTATGGCTGATTGTGGTTTGACCGCTGTATCAACTAAAATAACAGAAGGTGGTGAGTTTGAAAAGTTTGTAGATAACTTTATCAAAGAAAATGGAGAAGATTACTTTAATATTGTTGAGTATTCACCAGCTATAGAAAGACAAACAAAAGTAGTTCTTGGGCTTGAAGATGATGTAGACGATGATGATAAACCAAAAGCTGATAACGCTGATATACCTATTAAAAAGTATAACAGAAATAAAGTAAAATATATTTGTCCTAAATGTGATTCTAAAGTTTGGGGAAAAGCAGAATTACATATTATCTGTGGGGATTGTGAATGTGAATATGAAGAGGAGGTAGAAAATGAAGAAAACTAGTTGGCATACACTATCAGACAGTAATGATAAGATATTGGAAAAGCTCTTAAAAGATAAGGTAAAAGAACTAGGAGACATTTGTAAGAAAAACGATATTGATTATCTAAACATTTGTGTACTGTCTTCTGATTCATCAACTTCAATTAATATTAGGGCTGAGCAAGCTGAAACAATAAAAGTAAGAGGGTATTACCTTATAGAAGAGGAGTAATTTATGAAAAAGAAAATAATTAGAAAAGGAAATAAATATAAGTGGAGATATTCACTAGACGTAGATGATTGGTTGGTATTAGCAATAGTAGTTTTTATTGCTAACTTGGTAGTGATTAATTTGATTATGAGAGGATAAAATTATGGAAAAGAGAACAAAGAAAGATATGTATAATGAAAGCTTGTATGATATGCGAACATATATCAATGGTGAAACTGCAATTAAACCTTATTACTATTTTAGAAATGGTCACTTGCACGTTAGATATACTGTAGACCGTTGTGTAGAACTATCTAACGCTGAAAGTATTAAGTTGAAAGCAGATATGACAGCTTGCTCTTGGGATAAACAGAATATACTTGCAACAGCTTGGAACTTCTTTACTAACTATGTAGGAAAAACAATTATCCTAGACGGTGTAGCAGAAATGGAAAAGAGAATAAAACACTATGCAGAGGTAAATAATGGACAATCGCATTAAGAGTGTAATATTCAATGAAGAGGAACACAGTTATTGGTATCAAGGAAAAGAACTAAGAGGTGTTACCGGAGCAATAGGTAAACTTATGGGAAAGAGCTTTCCTGGTACTGATACTGTAAAACTTGCAACGATGTACGGAAGTGATGTTCATAAGGACATTGAGAATTATTTCAATAAGAATGATTATTGGTTTAATGATTCAGAGCTTTCCACTGAAGGAGCAAAATGGATAGTAGATACATTGAAAGACATTTGTTCTTTTATGGTAGAAAAGCCCGAGAGCATTGAATGTGAAGTTATGGTAAGTGACTTTGTAGGAACTGCCAGCAAGATAGATATAGTGCTGAGGTCAACAGATAATAAGGTTTATTTGTTTGACATAAAGACTACATCTACTTTTGATAGACCATATTGTTCTTTGCAACTCTCTCTGTATAAGAGATTGTATGAAGAAAATTATGGCGGAACTGTAGTAGCTATGTATGTATTAGGTACAAAAGCTAAGAGAAGTTTTAGAATTATTGAGCAATCTTCTGTAAAGGTTGACAAGATTTTAGCTATGAATAAAACCATAAATCAAGTTAAGTTTGTGGAGGATAGAATTGCTGGTACAAAACCGTTGGAATAAGAAAGACTACAATGTAGTTACTATAACAGATTCTTCTGTTACTTTGGAGCGTATGGACAAGACTGTCTTTACCATAAAGAAAAAAGAATATTATGAAAATTACATAGAAAAAAGTAAAAAATAACAAAAAATTATATAAAAAGTTCTTGACATTATATTATGCTTAGTGTAATATAATAAGTGTAGAGAGGAAGTTGAAGAGGTAAGAACTGAATACCTGCGATACTAAACTTCATTGGAAGTAGACCGCTTACAAAAGGTAGATGAAACAGAGTTAGGTAAGTTGAAAACCTATGTAACCTCGCTCTTCCTTTTCTACAAACTTTTACAATATTGAGAGGTGATATTATGGCAAAGGGAAAGAAAATGACAGACGAAGTAATTGTAGTAGAAAACAATGACATTGATTTTGGAGATTTGGAATTGAAAATTGCTAAACCTTCACTTAATGGAGATAAGACAATTTCAATTAATGGTAATTTTGAAGACTTGGGAAGTAAAATTAAAGGTGTTGTAAAACGCTACAAGGGAGTAAAACTTACTGAGGATAACGTAGATTATATTAAGACTCTCAAAGGACAATTTGCTTCACTTCGCATTGGAATTGAGCGTGAACGTACTGAGTATAAGAAAGCATATATTACTCCAGCAAGTAAATTGATTGATTCAATGTGTTCTGAGTTACAAAAGATTGTAGAGGAAGGAGAAAGTGCTTTAGGTAAACAACTTGATGAGTATGACCAAAGACGTAAAGATGAACTTACTGTCATTCTTAATGAATATGTTGTTGAGTACGCACAAAAATACAATCTTAGAGATGAGTACGCTTCACAGATTCAGTTAAAGAAAGAGTATTACAATAAGACTCAGAGAGAAGAAGATTCTATTGCTGACATTGAAAAACAAGCTGAGGAATTACAGAAAAAGCAAAAAGAATATGACGCTGGAGTTGAGCTGATTAAAATGGAATGTGAAGAGTCAGATATGTTACCGGACTCTTACATAAGAGAACTTCAGTATAAGAGTGCTACTGAGATTATTTATGAAATAAAAGCAGATAAAAAGACTAAAGCAGAAATGCAGAAGAAAGCTAAGGAAGAAGGAAAGGTAACTATTGGAGCTGATACTGATTCCGAGATTGCTGAACAGATTGCTAAAGCAACCAAGCTTGATAAAGAAGAAAAGAGAACTAGAGTATTGAAGGTAACTTATCTTCCGTCTCAGGCAAAATTAATGGGTGACTTCTTTAAGAAAAACAACATTGAGTTTGAGTTCTTAAAGACAGATTTTTAGGGGAACTTGGTCTCTAAATTAAGTGGTTTCGTGTCAGACCTAAAATTAAAAAGACTTGGAAAACAACGGTGCGTGACCACCTAAAACTAATTTAATAAAGTTCAAAATTACATTACATTCCCCATTACTTGTTTGCTCTGTAATGGGGGTCTTGGCAAGGTAGCTCAACGAGAAATCAAGGTAGAGCTTTGGTGATTGAAAGGGATATTTTCACCTGAATACCCTTAGTGGAGGTTCGAGTCCTCCCCTTGCCGAGCTAGGCTATGGCTCTGAATCCAGCAACCAGAAAGATGAGCTAGGGAGCGACCCTTCCTTCATCGCGAGAAAAGCCGAAGTACAAGGCACGGCAGGAAGAAGCCTTTTGTGGAACGGTGGTACGCCCACAGAAGCAACCCTTCCGGTATTGTTCAGTATAAAGTGGGCTATGGTCTGGGAGTAGCCTTGCGTGGTGACGCGTGTAGGAGAGTATTCCGCATATACTCACTTTTGCTGACAGTATTTAGAAAATCGTTGTAAAACATAAGAAAAGGACGGCTGGACAGTAGATGTAATTGCAGATATTTTTAGGAGAATTTAGATTTTTTCGAGTGTGAAAACGATGAATATTTTGAACCAATTGAGGAGTAACTATGAGTCAGACATTACAGATAATGAAAATGGGTGAACAGATTGCAGACCTTGAAGACCAGATAACAAAATGGAGAGAAGATTATATTTGTTTAGAAAATCTAAAAGACAATCAGATAAAGGAACTTGAAGAGCAGATAAACGAATGGAAAACTAAGTTTGAAAACTTACAGAAGTATCTTGATACACAGAACTGTTATAGAGAATGCGCAGAAACTTGGCAAAAGAATAAGGAACTGCAAGAAGAAATAAATGAGTGGAAAGAAAATGCAGAATGTTCATTGAAAGAACAGAAAATGTTACAAGAAGAACTAGACTATGCAAAAAATAACTGCCTATTTTCTGATTGTGACAGAGTTGCAAGACTTGAAAAGCAGATAGAGAAAATGAAGTCTGACTCAAAAACTGCTTATATCAAAGGTATCAGAGCAATGGCAAATGCCTTGAAAGAATTCGACAGAACAGAAGGTGCTTGGACTGATTATTTTGAGCATACAGTTGATAAAGTGCTTAAAAATCTGTTGAAGGAGTTATCAGAATGAGTGAAAAAGAATACAAGCGGAAAGCGGAATTGATGTTTGAGCGAAATACGATTTTAATTAATCAGCTTGAACAAGCGAAAGAGATAATCAAACTGGGCTTAATAGCAGTTAATACATCAAGTGCAAAATATATGTCGGAGTATGAACATAAAGCAGAAGACTTTTTGAAGGAGTAAGTATGAAAGACCTTATAGCTTTTGGAGCAGGATTATTTTTATATGTTATAAGTATGTGTGTAGTTTTTGCAATATGTAGAAAGCAAAAATGAACATACCGGAAACTATGAAGCAGATATTTACGAATAACAAAAGATTTTGCTTGACAAATAATGCTAAGTATATTATTATGAATAATACCTTCGTATGGAGGTGTAAATAAAACATCGTAGGCTAGTAGCCTACAGTATAAGGAGACCCATATGTCAGAAGAAGTAAAGGGAAAAGAAGTGGCTTCAGTAAATGAAGACGAGTTGGCAAAAGCTTTGGCTCTTAGTGTTCAGCACCAAGAGAAAGAGAATGGAGCAGACGGTGTAAAAGCAGATTACATCTTGCTTGCTAAACCGGGTTGTAAAGCTCTTAAACGTTCTGAAAAAGATTTGTTCATTGAGGGATTAGCTATTGGTGACATTTACATTCAGAAAGACAAAAAGAACTTTGGTACAGAGCTTAAAGTTGTACCTCTTGCCTTTGTTACACTCTACAATGAAATGACAGGAAAAGACAGAGACGCTAGATTTGTAGGTCGCTGGAGCAAAGAGCAGGCTAGTACATTCCCTACAGTAGACGGAAATGTTTTCAATCGTCAGCTTCCTAATGGCAACATCTTGATTCCTGTAAATTGGGTAATGGTAAACGTTGTAGACCACCCAGAAATTGAAAACGGTGTAATTGCTTTCAAGTCTACAGGTTCTCGTATTTGGAAACAATGGAAGGAAGACGCTAAGAAAAGAGCACAGACTTCAGCAACACTTGTTTATACAATCAAAGAAGAAACTTATAACAATAAGGACTTTGATTGGACTGACTTCGGTTTTGAATATACTGAAAGTCTCTTGGAAACAAATAAAGCTCTTGCTCTTACTTGTCTCAACAAGTCTAATGAGATTAGAGAGTCTTATGAGAACTGCAATCTCATTCCAAAGCACGATGTATCAGCTTTGTCAGCTAAACCGGTACAGGCTTTTATTGAAGACTCTTCTGATACAGAAGAGTCTTATGATGATGAAGAAAGTGGATTCTAAGTTTTTATAAAACTCCTCACTTAGAGTTCATAGGTTAAGAGCTGAGTGAACTAGTCACTCACTCAGCTCTTTTAGTAGATTTATAGGTGCAATTATGATTTCAAATATTGAAGCAAAAACTTTTGCCCAATTATTTAAAGGCAAGTCAAATACTTATGTCCGTAATGAATTACCTAAAGAAAAGCCAGAAGCAGGACATAAAATTAAAACAAAAATTACAAATAACGAAGGTAAAGTAGATTCAGAACTTATCCTTAATCATCTTGAAGGAAAGTTTGGAATAGGTATCTGTCCTGTAAATGCTGAAGGAAAGTGTTTCTTTGGAGTAATTGATATTGATTACTACTTACCTAAAATTAATAGAGTTTTACACTTCATAAAAGAATACCAGCTCCCTTTACTTCCTTGTAGAAGTAAAAGCGGTGGTCTGCATATGTACTTAATGGTTGCAAAAGCAGTTTCAGCAAAGACTATGCGTGAAACATTAAATCAGATTATTTACTGTTTTTCTCTTGATACAATTTATGGAAAAAGTAAAGTAGAAGTATTTCCTAAACAAGAT